TTCTTGATGTATTACTAATTGAAGTAATTTTCATTCCACCAACTTCTCTTATGTAGCTTTGAACATATTCCTCAAATGTTCTTTGTCTTCTTTTAAGGTTTGTAAAAAGTGATAAGCTTCTTTCAGTAAATATTTGCATTACTTCTCTGTAATGTTTAATTAGCTCATCACCTATAAGAGGCTCTATTCTTTCTAATGATTTAGGATTTATCTGACCTTGTAAAATATCATCAGATACTTTGTCTCCTATAAGAATAAATATTTTCAATAATTTAGTATAAAATTTACTTTCAAGTCTTGATCTTATTCTTGTTTGTTCAATAAGCTCTTTTCTTGGCGAAACAAGTCTTCCATTCGCTTTTCGCTGTATTATCAATAATTCCATGAAATAAAACCTCCTCAGAAGCCCTCAGAGAAACGAAACAAACAGTTCAGGTATGATTCAACCTAGTCTTTTTTTGAAGATTTGAGAGGATGCCCTGATGGTAATAAGTCTCTGTCAAACTTTCCTCCTCTGTATTTACCTGACCTTACAGCGTATAAAAAAGCATTTACACGAGCATAAGCCCATCTATCACTTCCACCACTTGCTCTCACGCTTGGTCTAACTGATTGTGGATTAGTATTATAAGCACCAACCCCTCTTCTGAATACTGCCTCTAACATTCTTTGGGTAACACGTTTTCCTTTTTTATCTCCGTGTTTATCATTATGTTCTTTAACTTTATTTTTTAGCCCTTCTTTTACTTTTGCACTAATTGATACTTTAATGTCATCAATTAATGTATCTACAGTAGCTAATGGCTCTATTTCCCTTTTTTCTTCTTCTTCACGATTGATTTCGCTTGTTTTCCTTTTCGCCCACGATTGCCCTGAGTCACCTCCCCAGAGTGCCCACGCAATTCTTCCTGCTGACGGATAGCCTTCCTCTCCCTTTCCAAAACCTTCAGCTTGCTTGTCAACTTCGTGTCTTGAGAAAAAAGAGTGCATTCTCTTAATCGTTCTATGAGATAGGTTCTCCCTATTAACCAACTGAACAGCCCTTGCGACACCCACTTCCGTGCCTCCACGATTGTATTCTTTACGCCAGTCAAGACCTCTTTTAGCTTCGTTTGCCATAGCTTCAGTAGGTTGAGTATCAATGTCTGATTCTGCTTTGCTTTCATCATCTATCTCCCATGTATCTTCTTCCTCTTGATAAAGCTCCCTTGCTTGTTTTTCTGATGGTTGTTCTTCATCACTTATACTTGGAGAGCCAAGAGGAAATAAATTAGCACTTATATAGACTTCATCTCCACCATCTACTGGCTCATATCCTAGTCTATCTCTTGCTTCGTTTCTACTTATAATGCCTTCTCTTACAGCTTGCACTACGTTTTCGTATATTCTTTTACGTCTTTCTGCCATCGCAGGTATTGAGTCTATATCATATTGAATTCTTACATTTTCATTGAATGAGGGTGCTAACCATTCATTTAAATCGCTTTCAAGTCTTTTCGCTAATGGAATTATAGTTTCCTCATATAATGCAAGTCTAGCCTCAGCTACATTGTTATATGTTTGATTATCTGGAACACCCACTAATTGACTAGGAACACCAAAACATAATGCTATTTCTCTTGAAGCCATATTTTTTAATTCAATAAAATCCATATCTTTTGGGGCTAAACCCATCTCTTTCCAATCAAAATCGCCTTCAAGTAACATGGCTCTACCTGCATTATGATTGCCTGTAAACCTCATTTCTAAGTCTGACATAAGTTGTTGTCTTTGACTTTCACTTAATTGAATACTCATTCCTGACTCATCTTTGGGCTTAAATACTATAGCACCACTTGGTCTTGCTCCATTATTTAAAAGATTATAATTATGTTTTGCACTAGCGTTATGTTGGTCAATGTTTACTGAAGCAGGCATCATAGGAGAACAACCATAATAATCGTCCATGGGTGCCCACATTTTAAAATGCTTGACATCGCTTCTACCTGTTTCCTCATCTATATCATAGCTTTGAACGACTTTACCATTCAATACATATTCATATGCTCTAGGAATATTAGTTTTACTTGCAACTATTCTCATTCTATCTGGTCTTAAAAGATGAAGTTCTGTTGGCTGATTGTTTATTTCTGTTTTTGTAGCGTATGAATTACCACTTAATAAAAGGTGGGAGTATAATGCTTGAAAGTATTCTACTCCTGCCATCATAGGGTTAGGTCGCATCAACAAGTCTTTTAATGGGTGTTCATCAAGTTCAATATCACCATCAAATATTTTAAATGGTATAGAAGAAGCACCATTTGATATTTCGTTTATACACCTATAAACTATAGCGTTTTCTTGATAACCTTCTTTTGAATAATCTTCATATTTATCTTTCCTAGAATATCCATATCCTACGTTTTGCATCATTACCATTGGTGATTGCTTTGTTTCGTAGGTTGTAGATGTAAATACATTTTTTATGTTATCAAAAATACCCATTAGTTAACTCTCCAAAATACATTTCCTGACCCAGTCATTAATTCGCTAATGCCCCAAACTAAGGCATCTAATCTATCAGGTGAGTTATTCCCACCTGCATATGTGCATAACTGATCTTCTAATGAAGATAAAGAGCCTACATGACTGACCTTTTGTTGTTCATAAAGTGCTACCACTGGCTCTGCCCTAACAAGTTTTCCCCTTGACGCTTGGACTTTCTTATAAGCTATATTCCTATCAATAGTTCTTAGCAGTTTTTCAACTAAATCGCCACCATTATTTACTTCTGCTACTATCCTATCAGCTTTGTAAGTATAGAACAAGTCAATAGCTGTTCGCATCCATTTATCAGGACTAGCCTTCATTGAGGCGTCTTCAAGGACATAAAATCTTTCATCTATGCCTTTACCAACAACTATAATACCAGTTTCATCACTACTCTCTCCGTGAGTAACAGCAGGGTCAACAGCTATAACTATTCTTTTAAACTCTGGTAATTCTTCTTTCTTTATCCTCTGTGACTCAAACATTCTATGATTCCACAAAGCACCTTCAACATCTTCAAGAACCTCAGCATATAGCTCTTGTCTTCCTAATCTTGTACCCTCATACATTTCACGATATTGATTTAATGCACTCTCAGCTAAATTATCTTCGTTTTCAAATGTACTTCCTCTTGTAATAAATACATCTTTTGCATTTCTTTTAATCAAATCTTTAACGAGTTTAGTGGGTCTTGGTGTAGTGGTTACTACTACCCTTGGCTTGTCCCCTAAACGTAAACCAAACATTAATTGGTCAAAAGCGTCAGGATATCGCCAAGATGCTAACTCATCACACCATGCTCTATGATATTGACTGCCTCTTAATCTATCAGGTTGCTCTGCTGAAAACCCTACTATTTTACTGTCATTCCATAAAGTTATTTCAGAAAGTGACCTATTATATGATTTTATTCCACCTTGTTTCATACAAGCATCTGGTATAAGTTGATTTATTCCTGAAACCCCTTCAAAACAAACTCGTCTTAAATCGCCTGTAGTAGGGGCTATAACAGCACTTATAGTTTTAGGATATCTCATAGCGTAATTAATAATGTCGTAAGCACCTGTTCTAGTTTTACCCCAGCCACGTCCTGCAAGAATTAGCCATACATTCCAATCTCCGTCTGGGGTTCTTTGTTTCGCTCTTGACGTTTTATAATAGTCAATGTAACTGAGGTTCGCTTTTTCCTCTGGTTCTGATGACTTCATCAATAAGTGCGAAAGCTTCTGTAACTGTTGATTGTTTTGTTGTAACATGAGTATGCTCTGTTGCCTCTCCTAATGCTAGTTTACCAACCTTTTGACATGTTTGTAATGCTTGACTTAAAGCGTTTAAAGATGATGGATATAATTTGCTATTTTCACCCTGTCTTCTTTGTCTATTATTTTCTGATAATATAGATATAATCTCACCTTGAATGGCTTTAGCAATCCTTAGGTTATTACTATCAAAGTCTTTATGTTGGGAAGCCATAGTCTTTTGTTTTTCTTCATCTACTTTAATTGCAAGGTTTTCATTAAAGGATAATTTTTGTTGCTTCCAGTTTTCTGACTTTGATTTTCTGTAAAGTGTAATTGCAGGAATATTAAATTCTTTTGATAATTGTTCTATCGTAGGATTAACTCTATTGCCTTGTTCATCTTTGTTACCTTGAACAAAAGCAACTCTAATTTTATCAATAGTTTCTCTTTGAATCTTAGCCATATTTTTATAACTATCAAAAAAAAATATTAATAGTCAATAAATTTTAATCATTTATTTATCAAAGTATTATCAAATTCACTTAATAAAGTATCAAAATTAGTCTGTATATCTTCATATAAGTCGTTGTTTAATATAGTAAATTCATTATTTAGATAAGTTTTGATATTTTTTATTTTAGTGTATCTACCTTTGATAAACTTTTCTGATTGGTTATCATTCCTATCTTTATGTCTTTTATCAGTATCGTATGACTCAATAATATATACTTTTAGGTTATGTGTAAGCTTTGATTCATCTAATGATTTTATATTAAATAGTCTATCTCCCTCAAATAGAATATTTACATCTTTATATTTATTTATAAAACGTTTGTAATCTGGTTGTACTGACATTGATAGCTTATCTGTGCCTAAGAATGTATCGTTCCCATCATATCTTCCTAATATAAATAAATTTAATTCTTTTATGAAATGCCCTGATATAAGTCTCCATTTAAATGTTTTAAACTTTGGGTATTTAAAAAAGAACTTTTTTATAATAGTTGTTTTTCCTGATGCAGGTATGCCACCTATAGCTACTATTTTAGCCATTAACATAATCATTATAAGAGTTTTGAAAGCACTCCCACTCCTTATCCATCATTATAACTTCTCCAGTGTTAAGATAATGATTTTGTTTTAAGTGATGTAAGCCAACATCTTTTTTATTATTTTCAAGCCTTAATTCGCTTGGTAATAATTCTTTCCTCATCTGCCAAAATATATCAAATGGCTTTTCCCATACTGATTCTGCGTATTTAATACGATTAAAAAACATGTCATTATATACATTAGGGTATCTTCGTTTGGGTCTATGCATTGATTTGTAGTTACATAAAGCTGTTTCAAAGGTGTAAAAGCTTAAATGTTCATGGTTGTTGCGTGCTTTCATTTCATTAAAAAGCATATTTGCTTCGTCTTTCAACCAAGATATTATCTCTGGTGAATATTTAACTTTATCTTTCCACCAATCTAAGTCATCACGACCAAGAACCTTACATAATCCGTTCCTATGTGACTTACTTCCTGATATGTCTTCTAAGAATAAATTGTTACAATCAATATTTAAACCTTGAATCCTCAAAAACTCTGTATACGAAAAGGTTGATAATCTTCCAAAACTCAAAAAGTTCTCTCTTATAAATGTCCATAAATTCTCAAAGTTTTGATATTTATCATTTTTATTGCATATAGCATTAAACATATTTGTTTGATTACCAAACTTGACAACTTGTTTTATATAAGAATCAATACACTGTGGGAAACCAGTTTTCCCTATTTTAAAATATCTTCTATCTAAATCCCAACCTTTGCCAACCATAAATTTTTTATAATTTATATTCCACCATTTATTAAATGTATCTACATTAAATTCTTTAATATTAGGAAACAGTTCAAAGACTATCCATGATGTTACAATATTTTGCGTACATCCATTAATAAAACCTAACCAAAGTTTTTGCTCATTATCTAGATTAAATTTATTGTTCAAATAAGGTAAAGCACCATATACAAACCCTGCATGAGCATTATACTTTAAATTAAATTCATATAAACGTAGAAATACTTCTCTTCTGTACTGTGGTAAACGAAAGTCATATCCTTTTTTTAAATTTGAATCTTCATATATATCATGAATAGCACAATATCTTCCTATGTTATCCATTGAAAGCCCTCATTTTTTTCATTAAGTTCAAACATTTTATGACTTATATTTGTATTTTGTTTTGATGCCAAAATATAATTTGCGTTTTTACCTCTCCATGCAACCTTATTTATTCTGTATCTATAATTTTGAAACAAAAGATTTGAGTATTTTTCAAAATAATCTTCATAATCATTAAGTGAATCATTTAAAATCTTTTCATATTTTTTTTTATGAATTGATAAAGGATAAGTTCTAGCTGTATCAGTCCATATCAAATATTTTGGTTCAGAGCTAAAAGCGTATCCAAACATATTCCAATCACCTCTAGTAGTTTGTAAAATACTTGAGTATGGAAAATCTAAAACTTTTATATCAAATTTATTTTCTTTTAGAATAATTTTTCTGAAATCAGATTTATATGCTTTATGGATAATTTTCATCTTTTTTAATTGATTCACACAATCTTGATTAAAGTCAGTTGCTTCATGATAGTTTATATTCATAGTTTTATTAAATATAATTGATGATACCCCTGCCCCAGCAAAATATTCAAATAAAGTTAAGTTATTATCTTTTATATCTTTGATAAGCCACTCAGTAGCTAAACATTTCGCTGAAACAAGCTGTTGTTCGTTTTTTACAAAATGTATATAACTTTGTTTATGTTTGCTTACATTTTCTTCTGACGAAAAATTATTATAAAATATGTAATTATATTTTTTACATAATTTAGCTGTCTTGTAATATTTTTGATTTAATTTCATCTGCTTTTTGTATTTCCTCGTCTAAGGCAACTTTCTTTGTGTCAGTCTTGGCACGATTCAATTCATATTCTTTAGTACCACAGTAAATCATTTTTTCACGATAATAACATACAACTGAAATACGTTCATAATAGCTTTTTGCCTCTACTTTTGTATTTCCATGAACTTCGTGTACGTCAAATAAAGCAATATCACCGTCCCTAATATTTAATCCTACACCATATTTAGGCAAAACAGTCATACATCCGTTATACTGACCTCTTGAAATAACACCTAAATTTCCAAAACCTTCTTTTAAATCACCTTTATCCTTATGCCCTGCTGTTCTAAAGTTTTTATTTACTGTTACAGTAGTGAATGCAGTATCTTTTATGACAAAGTCAGGTGAAGTATTCTCTGCTAACTGCTTCTGAATATGATATTTAGTTGGGGCATGTTTGCTAAAAAATGTATTTACACAATGTATGTAAGGCAAGCATTCTGCATATTCTTTAAAATATTTTTGAGTATAAGCTGTTGTTCTACAGTAAGGTATTCTTGGATATCTATCTGAATAACCTATTACTGAACTATGAACTGGCATAGCATAAGATGTTGTTGAAAGTTTACCATTTTTTAAAAGGGCTGTATATCTTCCTCCTTCTATTTTAGCTATAGTTCTCCCTTGAATCTTATCACCAACTTTGTAAAATTGAGACATATCACCTGATGCTATTCCTCTATTATTTGATTGTTTACAAGCTTTTCTAAAAGGGACTCTAGCTTTTTCTAAAATATCTTTTGGAACAACGTTTTTTTTCAAAACTGCTAATAAACTACCATCTTCTTTTAAAACACATAAATCTTCGTTAACTTCAATTTTAACAAGACTTTCATCTATAAATTGACCTTGAAGTTTATTAGCTTCTTCATCATTTATTACTGGATTTAATTTTATCGTTTTCATTTTTTACACACCTAAGAACTGCATCAGATATATTCGTTATATTGTATTTATCCATCACATTATTTAAGCCTTCTCTAAAAACCTTATCATCATCAGGGTTATAGAATAGTTGTACCATTTTAACATCATTCATATCATTATCAATATAATTAATATCGTCTTCGTTATCATCATCTAAAGATATGTCTTCTTTTGTGAATAAACTATCAAGTTCTTCTTGTGTGAAACCTAATTTATCAATTAAGTAATCTACTTCAAGTAAACTATTTAATTCTTCAATTAGTTTTGCATCGTCCCATGCTGTTTCCTCATTTATTCTGTTATCAGCTATTCTTAACGCTTTTGCTTTTTCAATAGGTAAATCAGCTATATTACATGGGACTTCTTTAAGACCAAGTTGTCTTGAGGCTTGAAATCTTGTATGCCCTATTATAATTACATTATCTTTATCAACGACTATAGGTTGTCTAAATCCGTACTCTTGAATGCTCTTACCTACCATTTCTATAGCTTTTTTAGATATTTTCCTTGGGTTTGATGGATATGGCTTAATATCATCAATATTTAACATTTCTACTATCATTGGTAACACCTCGTTCTAAAGTTAAAAATAAATTCTGCTTGTCCTATCTGTCCGTAAACACCTTGCTCTCTTATCTTTCTTGTAATAATTTTCGTTGAGTTTTCTTCAAAATCCCTATGCACAACAAGACCTACGTCTGCCATATTAGCCCAATGTGCAGAGCCACTAACTTGATATAAATCTGGAGGAGGTATTACCCCACTATCATTTCTATGTAATTTATGAGGGTGTGCAACCATCCATACTACTATATTATAATTTCTAGCAAACTGTTGACATTTAGCTATTATATCCCTTATATGCTCATCTTCACGCTTATTATTTTCTCTATCAGCACTTACTTGGTTGAATGGGTCAATTATAAGCCCATCAATTCCGTACCTTAGTTTTGCTATTTTTGTCTTACTTAAAATGTAATCAATAGTTGGTATTTCTTGAGTATTTTCAATAAATTTAAAATGATTATCAATAAAATCTATACCTGCATTTTTTTCTTCATCTGTAATTCTTTCATAAACACCTATGTCAAATGGTTTGCGACATCTTTTTTCAAGTAATCTTCTTATATGATTGGCTGTTGAATGTTCTGGTGAATAAACTGCAAATTTCCAATGTTCATTTTCTGCAAGGTTCATTAAAATTTGATCAAGGAAATTACTTTTCCCATGGTTTGGTATTCCTGTTACTAAATTAAATGTTGATGGCATAACTTTATATATTTCATCAAGCTTTTCAAATCCTGTTGATATAGCTTTTTGAGTATTTCCATCATACATATCTTGTAATATTTGCTTATAATCAAATGCTGAATGTAAGCCTTCAATAGGGAACTCTTTAGCTTCACACATATATTTTAAAACTGTGTTCTTATCGTAACTAACTAAAACTTCATTTGCATCTTTTAAAGGAAAGTTAACTACTTTACATATATCTTTACCAAACCTATCAATCAGTTCTAATTTTAATGCATTTCCTGCTTGATCTTGGTCAGTTGCTATTATCACTTCATCTGCATCAAATATCCACTCACTATTCTCAAATGCAGTAAACCTCTTATCATTTTCGTCATACTTAGCTTCTTTAGGTGCACCATCAGGTAAACTAACTACATTTTTTAGACCACACTCATATAATGTAAGTACATCAATCTCACCCTCAACAAATATGATTTGTTTTTTATCAGGTTTGTTTTCTTCGCTGAACCATAATTTTTTTACACTATCTATATTATATAAACATTTGACTGCATTTTTATGTTGATGAAATGTTTTTTCACTTATGCCCCTATATTTTACATTGACTATTTTATCATCAAGTAAATAAGGAAACGATATTTTATCATTATGGCTGTATATTTTTAATTCATTTGCTGTGTTTTCTGATATGCCCCTTGAGGCTAACCATCTACAAGCATTATCTTCTAAAACATTATCTTTTGAAAATGTAACTACATTATTCTTTTTTTCTTTATAAAACGTTGGTTTTACAACATTTTCATATACTGAACCTTTCCAATCACAATGATGACAATGCCATAAGGCTATATCATTCTCAACATTAACTGATAAACACGGCTCTTTTTTATTTTTTCTAGTGTGTGAACATTTAGGGCATACAGTCTTTTGTTGACCATAATTTGAGTTGACCCTTATCCCTTCCTCTAAAAGTTTTTCTTTCAAATTCATTTTTTTATCCTACTAATTGATTAAGGTTTAATTTTGATTTATTTTTGTATTCCTCATTTATAGTTTCCCATCTTTTTTGATTAAGCCAAGTTGTACAATGAGGAATGTATTGAACGTCTTTGCCTTTCATTATCAGTTTATATTTTTCTACAATTGAAAGTAAATCACTTTCTTTGATATCTTTGGTTATAGCTTTTAAATATAATTCATAAGCCTTTTTCTTTGAACCATCGTTTCTTGGATATAGTTTCCAAAACGTTTCAAAGGCATCAGTATATTTTGATTTATTATGATTGATTATATGGGGTTTCACAGAGGTACTGGGGTGGGTTTCATTTTGATACCCCATAGTTTCATTTTGATACCCATCATCATTAATGAGTAATTTATATAGATTGCTTGTTTGTCTTGAGGCATCACCAAACTCAACGTATCTTTCATTAACTGATATAAAGCCATTTCTTGTAAGGTCTTTAATTGATCTTAAAATAGTTGATTTACTTAGTTCTGTCCTCTTTATTAACGTTTTTATACTTGGAAAACATTCATTATTATCATCAGCATAACTTGCTAAACACATTAAAACCCATTTATTTGTGGCTGACCTTGTGGTCTGTTTGATTGCCCAACCTTGTGCTTCCCAACTCATAGTATCTCCTTAATTAAAATAGGTGGCTGATATGTAGCCAGTATTTTTTTTCTTAATATGTAATCTCTGGTTTTTGTAATTTTACTTTTAACGTCTTCAACTATAACCTCTCCATTTTTATTTTTATATCTAAAATCTGCAGTATATTTACCAATCTTTATATTATTAACAATCAAAGGATATACTGGATGTATTTCTAATTCTGTTATTTGTTTGAACTTTAAAAGCTTTTCTAATACTAAATATCTTTCTAACTCTTTCTTTGAATCAAATTTGATACCTTTATATATTTGCTTTTTTGCGTTGTATTTGTTCCTCATATAAATCATGCCCTGTAACTGCATTATTAGTGTAAATAAATATCTTTTCTGCTTCCTTCCATCTAGGCATACGTTCACCTCTAGCCCACATTTCCATATTTCTATGTGACGTCCCTATTTCTCTTGCAAAGCTTTTAATATTAAATCCATTTTGCTTTATGTAGCTGATTAATCTCAATTTATTCTCCTTAGTATTTAAGTAATAATTTATTTTAACACATAAGTAAACTCTAAAAAAGGTTTACTTCTTATATCAAATCAATATAATGAAATCAACAAAGAACAAAGAATGAGGAAAAAATGGAAAACAATCCCTTTAAGGTGCATGGTATTGAACACTTGTCTCCCTCAAGTATTAATACTTGGATACAAGACCCATGCTATTGGATACTTACTTATCTTTTTAATAAAAGAAGTAAAACCAACGTTAGTGCTTTGAGAGGTATAGCACTTGAAAAATATTATGCTGACTTTTTGACTAAGAAAATCAAATACATGAAAGACAGCGAACTAAAGAATCAGTTTGATCAGCTTCTAGTAGAAAATCATATTGATCTTTCTGAAGGTGTTAAAGAACAATCAAATCTTATAAGAATGTTAAATAATTTAGCGTCAGGGTTTGAAGATAAAGACCCTTTATCATATCAGGAAAAGATTGAAGTATTCTTTGAGGACTGTCCTATACCAATTATGGGTTATATTGATTTCGTTTTTAAAGACAAAATAGTTGATCTTAAAACAACTACTAGAATGCCAAGCATACAATCAGAGGCAAATAATCGTCAATTAACAATTTATGGTATGGCTCACCCTAATAAATCTTTAGAACTATTTTATGTTTCTCAAACGAAAACTGCTCAGTTTAAAGTTGTAGATACAAAATATTATCAAAGTCAAATATATTATACGATATTGGGCTTAATGAAATTCCTTTCTATTTCAAGTGATAGATATGAATTAGCTTCCTTTTATACACCAAATTTTGATGATTGGAAGTGGTCAGCAGAAATGAAGAACGAAGCAACAAAAATATGGAGGTCATTATGACAGAAGTTGTAACAATATCAAAAGCAGAGGCTTTTAAAAATATATGGGAATCTTTTACTGAGGGAAATAATAAAACAGACCCTGATAAAATTGAAATCAGAACCCATACAAGGAATGTTAAAGGTAAAAATAATCAATGGCATGAAGAAAGTTACTCTTTGCCTTACTATAAATGGAGTGCTTGTTGGAGGGATTTGATTGCTAAATATCCTGATGCAGAGTTTGATTTTGAAACATTTGAAAAAGATGGTCATGTTTATGATTGTTTATTTTATCCTAATGATACTGCTTCAGTTTTTTGTAAAGTAACTATTCAAGGAATTACAAAGAAAATGTGGCTTCCTGTTATGGATTTTAAAAATAAATCTATAGCAAACCCTACTTCAAAAGATATAAATGATACTAAAATGAGATGTTTAGTAAAAACTATAGCTCTTTTTGGGCTTGGTTTTGATTTATATGATGGTTCTTATGTACACCCTGTACCTGAAACTGAGCCTAAACAAAAATATGAATCAAATAATAACGACGTTTTATAAGGAGGTTTAAATGAATTATAATACTAAATCATATGATAATACTAATTCTGGGATTTTATTTTCAAACTCTGATGATTGGATTATCACTCAACAAGGTAAAATTAATATTGGGAATGGCGATGAAAGAGTAATAGCTGTTCAAAGAAATAACAAAGATGGTGTTCCTATACTTGAGTTATACAAAGCTATGGGGACTCTTAAGAAAAATGAAGATAAGCAGAAAGATGATCACCCTGATGCAAAAGGAGTGATAAATGTTTTAAATAACGTTAAATCTATGGTGATATCTGCTTGGAAAAAATCAAATGATAAAGGAAATAATTATATAAGCTTATCATTAAAGGATTTTGATGACGGATCAAATGTTAAAAAAAATGTTGACGATAAGGAGACAAATAACCCATTCTAATTAAAAAGGGGGTTATAGTGTCCAGAGTTTGCAGTAAATGCTATGTAGGTGGACAATATTTATTGCTCTTCTTGCATAGCAAATTTATATGTATAAAGTGTTTAGGAATTACGTCAAAACATAATGATAATTATGAGAAACAACGTTTAAATAAATGTATGCAAAGACACCAAGAATTAAGGATAAAAAACATTTAATATATGTTTCAAAAATGAGGTGTTGTATAGCTGATATTGATTATTTTAGTTGCACTCATAATGTACAAGCCCATCATCTTTTAAAGCCCTATGAAGGCTTCAGAGGCATGGGAATGAAATCATCTGATAATAATGTAATACCTTTATGCCAATATCATCATCATTTACTACATGACGTTTTTGGTGACGAAGATAAGTTCTGGAAACACTTTAATTTACAAAATGATTACGGAAGGCTATTAGCAAAACAATTATGGGAAACAAGACCAAAAAAATAAATTATTTTTTAGATATGAGACCTTACACAATAGGTAAGTCTTTACATTGTCAGATTTGTAATGCCGTAATATTACCAATTGACTGGTCAGCAAATATTTTGAGCAACTGCTTATGTACTAAAAAAGAACTGAGTAGAAGAAAAAGATTTAAATGAAGATTAAAACTAAAAGGGAAGTAATTAAAGCTATGTCTGAAAAAAAACTTGATGAAAGACCTAGTGTATCTACACTTAACGATTTAGATATTGAAAAAGCAATTAATTTTATGAGAGATAATGCTGATAATTTAGCTGAAGCATCTGCTAAAAGAAAATATATGGAAGAATATAGAAAGTCCCTTAAGTCTCTTTTAATGAAAAAGTTTATTGAATCACCTATATCAGCACAAGAAAGAGAAGCTTATGCACACCAAGATTATCAAGACCACATAAAAGCTTTACAAACTGCTATATATCAGCATGAAAGATTACTTTTTTTATGGAAATCAGCAGAAATAAAAATAAGTGCTTGGCAAACTAAAAGCTCAAATCATAGAAGTTTAGGTATTTAAAAATGGGTGAACCTAATGTTCAACCATAACCATCAAGTTCACCCTTAAGTTTTGGTAAATGAATTGAAAGGACACCAAAACTAAATCATTGCGACATATTATCTGATGCTTTATGTCGCTAAATGGTGCTAAGAAGAAAATGTGTAAATATATTTCATCAGACCATAACCAATCATTTATACATCCTAGCACGACAAATAAAATTCGCAAGATAATTTCTAATGTCATCAATAAAGATTAACTCTTTATCAAATTTATTTTGCAATCTTTGTGCTAGTTTATCAAGGTTTGTATTTGCCCTGACACATAACTTAAAGAGCTTTAGTGTTTCATGACGATTATTATTTTTAATTGCTTCAAATAAATCATCAAATATACATACATTTTTCATATTATCCTCCTATTTAATATTATAATCTTTATCTATTGAGCCTAGATTTTTATTACCTGCTGTACAAGATTTGACCCATACCTTTCTTATTATAGTTCCAGTAGCGTCTCTATAATGCCTCCAATGACCCCTCCTTTCATGTTCACGCTTGGCTGACCCTTGACCTGTAAATTTACTTTTATAAAGCTTTCTTACTTGCCTTTCAGTAAGGTTAATATTCAAAACTTTATACTCATTTCTTGGAACTCTTTGACTATTATAAGTATGAATTATTTTATTATCAGGTTGTACAACTGTTGACTCATGTATACCCATATTCATTAACCCAAGTGCTGAAATGATAAATCGTGCATCACCCTCACATGAATCTAAAAAAGCATTATTAAATTGCCTCATTTCTTCAAGGGTATATCCCTGCTCAAATTTATGTGCAGGTATTGACCAATGCATAGGTGCTCCTTGTACTGAACCTAATCTTTCAAATAATTCATAAAGGCAGTTCCACTCATATGATTTATTATATTTTTTTAACTCGTGAGCAACTTTAGCATCAACCATGAAAGAACCATTACCATCAGAATTAATCTCTGCATGTTTATTCAACACTTTCTTTGGAACATACTGCATAGTATACCAGTGTGCCATAAGTTTTGAGCCAACTTCAAAAACTGTATTATTCCACTGCTTTTCATCTTTAGCCTGCATATAAGATGGTATTTCAGCTAATAATTCTTGCTTGGCACGATAATCGTCATAAGTCATGTCATTAGTTGCATTATTTAAAGTAAAGCACATAGGCTGTGAGGCTATCTGTTTCCACTTATCGTGTTTAAAATAAGCTTGATATAAGAAGTATCTATCACCCAAGTCATCTTCAAAACTTTTAATGTGATAACCTAAACCACCAATATCTTTATAACTTTTCATATTATAAATTTTTGAACCATGGAACTCCTCATGAATTTCTTGACGTAAATCTTCGTCCCACTCTATCCAAATATTATTAAATGGAGGTATGGCTGAGTCACACATATCTAAAAGAACTGAAGGTTTTTCAAAACTTGCATGAGTTACCTTTTTCAAAAATTCATTTGAAAAACTAAACTTATTTGATAAAACTAATTCACTTCTTAATTGATTAATTTTAGCATCAGCTATCTTGCCCCCACAATAACCTAAAATACTCTTTTTAGGATTACCCAAAGCACTAATGACTTCACTGCATAATAAAGCTTTCATAATAATCCTCCTTAATTTATAGCTATTGAAATAGGCTTAGTAGCATGAGGTGGCATTGATAAACCATAAACCATTACTCTAGCATTAGGATTTGATTCTTTTACTTTACTTACAAACTGATTAGCTTGATCAATAGTATCAAATTCAGTTTTATTATATTGACCACGACCTAGAAATTGAGTCACCATATAACCTACTGAATGCCTTACTAGATAAGCATCATATTCATTTGAATTATTTATATCGTTCATTTAATTACTCCTTAAAATATATTTACATTATTAGAGTACTACACTTTTACTTTAAAGTAAACCCTTAAATAGGGTTTTTTTATAAAAAAAAGAGGGCTATTAACCCTCCTTTTAAATTTTTATTAATTTTTAAACTTTTTCTAATTCTTTCCATGTATTTGAATTAATCATATTTCTAACTGAAGTTTCCCTCTTTTGTTGGATAATATGTTTTTTATAATTATCTTTAGCCATAGTAGAATCAATATGCGTTGACCAGTACGTTGCTGATTGAAAAGCACACCATAGAGAGCCTTTTACATATCCATTGGTGTAATCACCCTTGCCATGTATTTGACGTCTCTCAGCGTCATATAAATCCATTAATTGTGATAAACGCTTTTTATTAGTTTCTTGATCTTCAGAAACATATTTTTGAATGTTGGTGTCTTTTTTGCAGATAGTCTTTTTAAACATATCTGCTACTTGATCATCATCAATTCTTTTATACCACCAGTCAGTATAATTTTTAGTTTCGTCAGTAACTGCTTCAACTGCATTGTATATTTTTGCATTTGATGCCTCAATGTCAAAAAGCTTTGTGTGTCTGTTTGCTGTATAGGCAAGTTGACGACCTGATACTAATGTATTAAAACAAACTGCATTTAACCACCCAAAAAATGATTGAAACTTCCAACGACCATTATATGAATTTCTAGCTATATATTTCAATGTGAGTTCATGTTTACCAACAATAACTTTTTGTTGAGGAATAGTGAATTCCATTTTAGCCATAGCACCATGTTCGTAGCTTTCAACCTTTATATCTTCTGGATTTACTTTTAGACCTGCATTTATAATGTTTTCAATAGCACCACCAAACGCATCCATATGATTTATAGGCTTATATCTAGTTTTACACATACCTAAAAAAGTATCACTATCAGTTCTAACGATTTTTCTAAATTGATCATTAGGGATAGTAGGGATTTCTTGAACAGCTATTGGAAAATTGATTTCATTTAAAGCGTGTCTTATTTCAGTATTTAACATATTTTTCTCCTTAATTTAAAACAGAATGCCCACGATTTACTAGGCATTTTTTGATTGGGTCGTAATTAACGTCTGCAAATCTCATACATTCACTTGACGTACAAAAAGGTATAAAGCCAAAGATAGTCTCGTTCTTTGCCTCTATAAGGGTTTTAGCGATTTCCTTACACTCTAATTTATCCCTAAATAATTCTTTAGGGTATTTACTCGCTCTTGGGTCAATGATATATCTTTCTTGACTAGAGCATGATGCAAGGACAATAAATAATAAGCAGATTGTTTTTTTCATATTATATCTCCCCATGGGAAGCCTCATTAAGAGGCTTCCTGTTCATCATAATTAGCGTTCATATCATAAGGCTTTCTTGAGAAATCATTATGAGTAAAACCATCAATTACTATCTCTTGAGTATCTTTTGACACATACTCTTTTTTATAATTTTGATGATCACAAGTAGGGGTGATAACACACTGCTCAACATAACCTATTATATCTTGATACTTAGGGGCTGTTGACCAATGGTCTTCTCTAGGGCAGAATCTTGAAGCAAATAATGAGCAAGAGTTTACTGCTACCCCTCTGGCAAGGTCAGCATCAACATGATGCTCAATAACCTTAAGTTCGTAAGGGACTATCCAAGGATCAGTTTCTTCTTCATTATCTTCCTTAATATCAATTGAATGAATATAAGATTGCCTCTCATATTCTTGAGTAGGTGCTAACCCAGTATATGATGAGTTAAAATGGTTCTCTAAGAACTCCTTAAAGTAAACATTATCATATTTAGCTAAATCTACTTCAGATATATTTCTAATGACATAACACTCACCAAAAGTATATTTCCATCTATCGCCTCTAGCTTCTAAGTCTTGAACGTGAATAACTATTTTCATTTTTTTCTCCTGTTAAAATGTATTTACACTTTTCAGCATAAACCCATTCTTTACAGAAGTAAACCCTAAAAAAGAGTTTTTATTAAAAAAAACGTAATTATATTAAATTTAGTTGGTTTATAGGGATTTCAGAAGGTTTCCACACAATATCAATAAGTCTATATGGTTTGTTACCAAATTTACTTTTAAATTCTCGTGTGTTTGATTTTAAATTCATCAATTCATTTTTATTAAGTATCATGTGTTTATTATCAAATTTAATAATAAGACCACCACTTGATATAGCCTTTTTTAATTGAGGCTCTCTAATTGAGGCATATTTACCTGCCCATATTTTCTTTACTTCAATATTCAGCATTTCCTAATAACCTTTTTATTTTTTTATTAAGTTTATTAATTTTTTCAAAATCTTCTTTTAAACTCGCATCATCTTGCAGAGGTTCTACCCATTCAATTATCTTACTAACAGTGGTTAATTCACTGCTAGTAAGTTTCATTTTATTTAATTCTTTTAAGGATATCTTGATAATTATATCCTCATTAAAACTACCTGACATAATATTTTGACCAATATTCGTTCCATACATCTGTTATATGTTCACTCAACATATCAGTTGGTATGCCGTCAGTACATTGACCTGAAAACATTTGACCAAAAAGTTCTTCACCTTTTTTTAATGCTTCTTCAATATGCTGACTATCGCTAATGATTGTTATCAATTTATCATCAAAACTATCTTCAAGATGATTTTTAAATGCTTGACCACCCATTATATATCTCCTTTGATTTTATTGTTTAATTCTTTAATGTGAGCAGGAACATTACTTTCAAACTCTAGGATAATATTTTGTTTTTCGTTAATCATATCCTGTATGAAAGATTTAACTGTTGATGCTGAAAATTGACCCACAGAAGCCTGTATGTCTTCTAGTTTTTTGATGTCGTGTAAAATATCGTTCATTTAAATCTCCTTTTAATATATTTACATATTTCATGATATATATAAAATTTAAAGAAGTAAACCCTTTTATAGAGTTTATTTTACAGCACTATTAAGAGAGTTAATGACATCATCTATATTTGGCTCTTTGCCCCAAGGGTTATAAATACATTTATATTGTTTGGGACACCAACTTTCTATCATCATTTCATAAGTTTGATTATTACCTATATAAATACAAGCCATCATACCACTTTTTGATTTTATTCGTTTTTGTAAACGACATGTAGTGTATTTTGGTTTTTGAATCACACCTTGATTTTCAAGTTGTTTTTTTGTGTAATTTCTAGGTTTATATTCATAAGCATAAGCTTTAAATGTAAGCATTATCACTATACCTATTACAGCTATTACACAAAATATAATACCCATAGTTTGTAATGTATCTATAATTTCTTTTTGTTGTTGTCTTTTTTCAACCTTTTGAAGTCTGACTGCTTCTTTTGCCTCTGAAATTCTATTTGCTCTTTCAGCTATAATTTGATCCCAAGCAGTTGGTCCAAATCTTAGGTTAATCATATTTTTTAATTCTTGTCTTTTTTCTTCTAAAAGTTTTCTATCAATAAAGTCAGAAGCAGTTGATTCTATTCCAAACTGTTCTGCTATTCCTAGCCCTTTACCAGATTTTTTGTTCATTTGAGATTCGCCTTCAAAAAAACCATCAATCTGTTTAGCTATGTCTTTAATATCTGAAACTGTATTTATATTACTCTTTATGAAGTCTACACTTTGTTTAACAAGGGCTATTCCTGTAAGAATTTCTGCTACAACTATTTCAGCCTCCCTTGTCTATAGATGTCATAAGACCTGCTAAAGTAGCAAGCCTGACAGTTTCTTTCCTCCCTTTATCTGTGATAATTACATTACCTTGTTGACGTAATGCGAACCCTCTGGTTTCTAAATCTTCCATAATCTTTGGGTATGGTTCCCTGCTGTCTATTACAGCTATCAAGCCACCTAGTCTTACATTTTGAGTGTTACTTAATCCTGTTCTGTTTTTTTTCCTATTCATCATATTCTATCACATTGCCACACATAGGACATTCATATGTTACCCATTTTTTTATACCTAAAAATGGAATAGGTTCTTCCTCTACTTTCTTAGTCATTGCTATCTTATGTATATAGCATATTTCTATTTTTTCTTGTTTATTAATTGTAACCCCTGCTTTCCAAATCTATATCCAAATGATGAACCTATAACTACATATAATAAATTATGAAACCAACTTGGTGTATGTTGATCTAAAAATATGAAACCATTTTTAACATATTCTTGTGTCCATGGCAAAAAACAACCTGTTAAAACTAACACAAACCATATCGTCCATATCTCGTCCTTAATAGAGTCACCCATTTGATCTGTTAGTTTTTTTTCATTTAACATTTGAGAAGTAGCCTCAGTTTCAAATACCTTGGCTTCTGCTTTAGCTCTGGCAACCTTGACTTCTGATTCTGCCTTGCTTTTATCTACTCTACCTTGTAGCCAAGTTCCTACTAAACTACCAATAGGGCTTATTAACGCTTGGAGCATTTACATTCCTTTCCTTTGAATCGTGCATCAATCCAAACTTTTCCGTAATACAGTATAAATAACCAAAATGTGAATAATATTCCCTCAAGATACGATAAATCATTCCATGCGTCTAAAACCATGTTTTCCATCAATATACCCTCACTTTATTTTGATCAACTTTAGGAACTAATTTACATATACATTTATAAATCATAGTATTTCCTGTCGCACTATCAAATTCTTGTTCGCTTAAAAATTTACTATAATATGAACAATCGCTTACTGATTTAAAATATATAGCTCCTTCTAATACTCCGTTTAAATAACATGCTAACATAAAAGCAGTCACATCACTTACCATTCTTAGTCATAAAAGCAGACGCACCCATATATGCACCCACGATACCAGCACCACTAATATAAAATAAATTTGAAATATCAGATAATGCCTTGACCCTCTCAACATCAACCAAGAACATTGCAAAAGTAAAAGCACCCATTGCAACCAAACTGGCAGTTGCCATTCTTCTTTGTGCTCTTTGTTTTCGTAGGTCATGTTCTAGTTTTTTTATCTCACTCATATGTGATAATTCTTCGTCTGAAACTATACCATCTCCATCTCTATCGTAGTTTTCGTACATTGAGTCTACTTGAAGTTTTTTTGACATTAAAAGTCCTCGCTGTCTTGCCCTGTTCTTATCATTTCAGCTATACGATTAGCCCTAGCCCCTACTTGTCTTGCATAGTTTGAGTCAAGTAACTCACTTGAAGCTTGTTCAAACTCATTATTTTTTAAGTGCTTTATAGTTTTCACGAATTGAGAAAATCTAGGCATTCCAAGATTAAAAACTAAATCTATTAAACATCTCTGCCTAACCTCGTCTAATTCTTTCCACCATGGCATTTTTTTATTAAGTTCTTCTTCACAAATATTAATATCATTTGCTAGTAAAACGTTTATCTCATGATCTGATAAGCCTCTATCAACAAGATTTCTGCCTACACCTATTGTTTCTATGCCAAGATGGTCTTTGTAAACCTTATGTTCTACACCTTCATGGAATCTTAACTGTTCTGTAAGTCTTTCTAATTTCATTTTAATCTCTCCAATATTCTATCTACTTTTTCTTCAAGTCTGTTAATCGTATTGACCACATCATCTCTTTTTGCATAATCTTCTCTAGTTTTATTCAGTAATATTTCAACTCTTTTCAATTCTCTTGCTTGAGAATTTAAAAACCAACCACCTCCCATTATTACCACTCCCATAAGACCATCAATAAGATATATTAAATCCATTACACTAAACCACTCTGAAATAAACTTTTTGCAAACTCTTTTTTGTTTTGTTGCTTGGCTGTTGCAACATAAACACCTACCCAATTATCCAAAAATTCATTATCTTCTATTTCTGAATTAGTTTCGTGTTTTCTATACGCTATCACATTTCCATCAGTTTTAACAAGGGCAGACAATAATATTGTATCATTATCATCACTTACAGTGTGTCCGTATGAGTTTTTAGCTATCGTACTTGTGCATCTAAAATAATATTCTTCAAAATCATCAAACTCACTTTTTGTGTCTTTTCCATCTTCAGTAACCCATATTGACTTTGCAATAATATAAATTCCATTTTCAGCCCAGTTAGGGTAATCTTCTTGTGCAACCCAGTAACCAGTTGATAGTAAAATTCTTGACTTTTGGCTTTCTAATAAATGAACTCTATGACAAGTAGCAAAGTTATCATTGTTGTATTTACTACATACTCTTCTTGGCAAACATGTCCTTACGCTTAGTTCATCAAAATATTCATGTTTAAATGGTTCTTGAACCATTAAAGTATCTTCTCCAGTAACCCATTCAAATTTATTTTTTAAAATATCAAAGTTAGTCTGCCAATTATCATGAAAACTAGGATAATTCTTTATTATTGTATTATCATTTAATGTTATTATCTCTGCCATATTATATAACTATATGTAATTTGTAGCATCTGCAATTAAAATTGTATTTACACCTGTGCCTGATGTGTTTATTTGCCCACTATCCCATGGCCATTTTCCTACAGAACTTCCTGATGAATTACCAGTATCAAACCCAAAGAAACCACCACTTGTAGTTCTTGAATGGTAAGAACCAAACTCAACATTAATATATCCTGCGTATATTTCATCGTCAGCGTGCCTTTGTACCCCACCTCTATAAAAATTCCAATACGTTGAACGCCAAGTATAGGTTCTTCTTGAACCCAAGCAGTTACCCTTTACCTCAACTCCATCACATTCTTCTTCTAATTCAGTTTTTGATGATTGCTGATGAACTTGTGTAACTGTTGCATAATAAAACATTGTATTATTTGGCATAGAATTTACAGATATTTCATTGAATTGATTTGGTGTAGCTTGTGTTGACCAAGTTGAAGTTGGTCCACTAGCGTTTCTTGCACTTAATCCACTTCCTGAAAAATTATTCGTAGCATTGGTTGGGTGTGAAACTGATGTCACTTGTTTTATTACTAAAGGTTTTTTTCTATTATCAAATGCAGGTGTACCATCGTCTTTAAATACTTTCATTCCGTATGTATCACTTGATGAAACTGCTCTAGCATCAGCAAAGACTATAAGTTTTGGGATTTGTGTTGAGCCATAACTTCCTGATGCTGAATTTCCACTTGAGCCACCAGTTGTTGTATAGGTTTGTCTTGCTACCTTGAATAAAGCTACTGATGTGTGAACGAAAGTAGAGTTATTAAAATCACCTGCCGTATCGTGTGGATTATCTGCAACATGAGAGGGTTGATCTGTTCCGTTAGTTTCAAATGGAAAGTAAGCATTACCATCTGTTGAAACGAAACCTGCATTACCATCTGCTGTATAACCAGTAGCATAAACACCATTTGTTACATTAAGAGTTACTCTGCCATTACTATCTGCACCTTGTAATGGTACAGTTGACCCATCCCATCTTATTCTTAACCCAACCTGTCCGTTGAAGCTAGTTCCTGCACTAAGTGGTTGACTGCCAACTGCAATCAATTCAACGAAGAAATTACCAGTAAGTAATCCACTTTGTATTTGGGCTGATTGTGCATTATACTGAACACTTGATAAACTTGTTGTTATCTGTGAACCACTAGGATTGGAACCAGTATCTGTTGTAGTTGGAAATCCACTACTACTTATAAGTTGCACAGTCCAAGTATTGCCTGAATTACTTATTTTTTCTATTGCATAATATCTATCTGTAAATGGTGTTGTAAAAAAAGGTACAGGAACAAAGTTTGAATTAAGGGTGAATGTATAAGTAAATCTAGTTATGCCACCATAATTTACGTTTGGCACACTTATACTTGGGTTAGTTATTGTGGTCAAATGATGCAAGTTTCTCATATCAGAACTTATAAGAAACTCATTGCTATTATTTTTTATAGAAAGACCAAAACTCATTTTGCAAACACCAAAACAAAAACTGTCCCTGATTGAACTGTGAATGAACCAGAAACATTAGTTGAACTTGAGCTATTTATACCAGTTACTGTCATTGACGTTCCTGATATACTTATCGTTGGCAAGACGAATTGCTCATCTTGAGGGGGTTGATTAAGAAAGACTATTGCAGTTGAGAGAGTTGCACCTGACGGCAAAAAGCTAAAATTTTTTGTAATTGATTGTCCTTGTTGCACAGCGAAGAAATCAACTTGTAAAAGTGTTGTATCATCAAGATCAAAAACTGTACCTGCAGGTTCTTTGATTTGTAAACCAAAACTCATGATAAATTACCAATTCTTACTCTTTCATTATTGTTGCTATCAAAAACCCTTAATTTATCAGTTTCAATTACTAATCTTGCTCCTGAACTAGCACTTTGTAATGTTCCAATAGTAGCAGTTAATGAACTCAAACTGCTTACACTAATTTTACCTGCATTTACTGCACCTGCGTTTATCTTATCAGTTGTGATTGCTCCGTCAGCAATAACTGTACTGCCTATAGCCCCACTTGCAATTAAAGTCGCATGATTAGCACCACTAATCTGATCAATCTGTGCGAAACTTCCTAAAGTTGCTACACCATTACTTACTATTGATGAACCACCTACCTTGACGTCTATACCACCTATTGCAGGTGTAGCAGTAATTCCGTCTGCATTATCTGGAAAAAAAGCACTAGAATTGCCAGTTTGATCAATAGACCTGACCCAAAATCTTTGTTGAGTTCCTGAAGTAAGATTTGTTCTTGGCACTTTCATTACCCTTGATGGGTTTGCAGATATTGAGAAGTTTATTGTAGCATCTCCACCACTATTTGGATTTCCTGTACCAGTTCTCATAACAAACTCTGCACCTCTAAAATCTGAATCAGATGGATTAGTAAATTCTAATAAAACACCCTCTGCTATAGCAGAAGCAGTAAGACCTGTATATGCACTTGGAGCAGTTGTATCTGCTGTTATCGTAAGATTACTTGATGTGGCTGTAGAAGAACTTACATCAAGAACTGAAACACAAGTAACTTTTGCCCTATATACCCTACCAACTATTAAACCACCAAACCTTGTTTGTGTTGAGCCTTGAGGAAGTATTTGTGTATCAACAGGAACGAATGACCCACTAAGTTGAGCCTCAATAACAACTTCAGTATGTTTTATAAACCCACTAGTACTTTCAGTAAAATTTAAAATGGCACTTGAAAGAATATTACCATCATTATTTAAATCACCAGTATTAGTAAAACTATTAATAGTGGGAGTGCTGACTGTTCTAAAATTAGGTAAGGTTGTATCAGGTGTAGGGTCAACTATAACTGCATCATTAGCAGGGTCAAAATCATATGCGTTTGATGTATCTTCTTTTAGTGTAAGTACAGTTCCTAAAGCATCTCCCATAGAACCAAAACTTACGCTTACTACACGAAATATTTGATTAGTAAAACCTAATCTAGTTGAAGTAACTTGCACTCTATCATTAGGAATTAATCTTAAACCTTTTAAATTTACATGAAGTGAGCATTGTATTTCGTTTCTTGATTGAAATAATAATGTTTTTGCAACTCTTTGTGCTTGAGAACCACTAATAGTCATAGGCATCTGTATATCCCTAAATATAGTTTGACCATCTTCAGTAATAAAGCTTGTTTGATTAAAAGCAGGAAAATCAGACTCTTGCCAATTATTTTCTGGACCAATAAATTTTCCTTTTACTCCATTAAACCTTTCTCGTCTTTGTATTTTGGTTGATAGCTCAATAGGACCAATTATATCATCATCAGTAAAGCTTATACTTGGCGATTGAAAAATAGAGGGAGCCATTCTAAAGACTCCACCTGTATAAGTAACAGCACCACCACATGACGAAAGGATTTGTGTCAGATTGGTTTCGTGAGTTGATTCTGATAATATAGTGCCATCACAACCATATCTTATTTCTTTAGTTCTTTTTGCAGTTACAGTAGTCGTATTAGTTGGTAATGTAGCGTTTCTACTTCGCCAGTTTGATTGACTAGTGGCTAATCTAAATGACTGATGTTTAGTTGAAGTTGCACTATCAGTTCCTACATGGTGTTGTATTAAAGCGTCAGTAAGGATTACATAGTAAGCAGTGCCACTTATAGTAAGTTCATCACCATCATGAAGTGTAACTACAGTACCATCATTTAAAAAGTGATTAGTGCCACTTAATGTAAATATTGTATAATCATCTGTCCTATTATCTGTATTATCTCTATGAGCAAACCATGAATGACAAGTAGACCCTGCTGAAGCGAGTTGGGTGTCATCAACTTCACTTGTGCCTGCACCTACTCCAAAACTTGTATCAAGCATGTAATCCCTAAATATAAATGCAGGATTATTACTATAATGTGTGCCTGATCTATTCAAATCATGTATTTTTTTACCTCTTACTAAAGCAAAAACTGCTGGTATTCCGTTAGGGAAACTGTCTCTGTCATAATTCATTTTAATACATAAACAAGCTATTCCTTTAAATTTATCTGTAGTTGCTAACTCAGTATTTGAAGTAAAATCAGTAGGTAACGTTTGTGTTGTAGTTCCTGTTAATAATTGAGCGTGAACTTTTCCTGAGAACTCTGTAGGGTTTGTTGAAGTTCTAAAGCCTGAAGTAATGTCACCATCAAATGTAACAGGTGTTTCTCCAATATATACTCTTGCAACACCATCAATTTCATGAGAGGCAAGAGCTAAAACCATATATAAATCTTGATTATTACTTGCTGTTTCAATAAATAATATAACACCACTGACTTTGGAATAACCATAAATTGTCCTTCTGGGGTGTGCAGGCTGTTTAATCATCTGCTTTCTTTCGTCCATAGACGATTGAATCCCCCCTATAGTTGGCATTTTAGGTTTAGGCATTAACATAGATGAAGCTAAAGAAAGAACGAACGTAGCGACAAACATAGTAACAACAGCAGATGTTATCGCCCCTATAGTGATAGCGTAAGCCCCTGCTGTTATGGTTGCACTTATTACTGCTGTAACTACGACTGGTGGCATTTATACTCCCCAGATATATTTTGTTCTTTGTATGGGAACTTCTATAAGGTCTTTACCTATTGACTTAAGATATACAAATCTACCAGTATCATTAACGACACCAGTTACAAGGTCATGTTTTGGAATATGTGTAAGAACTATATCGCCAATCATAGCTCCACCTATATTTTTTGGCTCTCCTAAAAATGAAGACCAGAAACCTATCGTGCCATTATATCTATAGTATTTGTTATCCATGCCCTTTCCACCATTAGTCAAAAGTGCGTGTGCCTCGTTTTCAGTACTGTATATTCCCTTAAATCCGTCCATAGGACCATAGTTTGTCATTGCTTTGATACAATCACTAGCAAAACAGAAACAATCTGTGTATCCCCATTTAAACTCGCTGTATTCATACTTCTCAAAAACATCATTAAGTCGTTTTTGCCAATCATTAACTCTTGTTTTATTTTTAAACCAAATCACGAACCCTTACCCCATACTATTTCTTTATCCTGAAGACCTGCTACAAACCTTAGACTAGTATCATCAGAATGAGTAATTTGTTGATCCTCATTAGTGTATCTTCTAGCCCTGCTTTCCTCCATGGCTATCAACCTACTTTCTACTTTCATTTTAGCAGTTAAGGTTTCAGCACCTTCAGAAAGCTCTAATGTATCAGATAAACCTTGGAAAATTACAAAAGGGTCAGCTACTACGCTTAAACCTGTTGATGCCTCAGATAAAAATCCAAAATGAACTGTGACTAAAGAACCTTGATAATTATCAGTCAACATAGTGCCTAATAATGATGATGGTATGCCTGATAATGTTAATTCAAGACCACTAGCTTTAAACTCCTCAGTTTCACTTAAATTTGATACACCTAAAAAATTGCCTGTACCACTATAAGTTTCAGAGCTGATGCTTATATCCCCTAAACCAGTCCACAATCTTAAAGTGCCTGAAGGAAAAGCAACTTTGACTGCAAAGAAAGGTTTTACTGTATCTTCAGTAAGTTCTGTAATTACACTATTAGTTAATGTTCTTGTCATCTAAAAAGCCTGTGTACATGAAAATGAAAACCCATAGGTTGAAACTGCGTTAGCTTCCCAACCATATAAATCACCGTCCATTCTAAATATACCTTTAGCTGTGTTTCCAAAAACAACAGATGTATCGTTGGCTATAGCACTTCTTGTTGCTGGTTCAAAATGTACTGTCATAGCACCACCTGAGGCAGTTGCGTCAGCAGTTACTAAATGTAATGTATTAGAGCCATTAGCACCAAGTTGAATGTAATCACCCTTTTTTATTGTTCCTGTATTACTAAAACCATTCAAACTGACTTGTGTAGCACCTGCATTCGTTGCTCCGTTAGTTAAGATTGTCCCAGTCGCTGTACCTTGGGTAACAGTATTATCTGGGTCACCTAGTAAAAATGTACCTCTACGTCCTCTTAATTGCAGAATAAATACAGACCAATTATTCCAATCTGCTCTTCTCAAAGGGGGTAAAGTTAAAGTGGCTTTCCATAATGCGTAAGGGTATTCATGAACTTGTTGTTTACCAGTAAAAGTACTTTCTGTGTATCCTGTCTTTCTTGCTATTTCAAATATACTTGAAGAAAAGTTTGGGGTAGGTAATGATAAAGGATAGCTTGGTGTTGACATCAATTACTCCCTAAAGCTTGTGCAAATGAACCACCTCTTTGTTTAGCGTCTGCTACGGCATTCATTGTTTCTCGTTTAATTATAGGTAACATATTTATTACTTCTGCTCTTACTGTAGGCACAACTCCTGTAGTAAAGTTAACATTTTGATTTACTACTACAGTATTCCCACCCATATTCTTACTATCCATATTATTTTTAATCGTACCCCCAGTATTAGGAACAAATATCTCAGGACCACGTTCACCAACTAAAATAGGTTTTTTAGGTTGAACAGTACCACCACCTGCAAAAGTTCCTCCAATATCCATTCCTCCACCACCTGCAGTAGGACCACCACCCATACTTGCTAACACTGCCTTTAAAATCATAGCTCTTATCTGTGCTTTTATGAAGTCCCTAGCCATTTCTGCCATAACATCTTTCACAACGTTACCTAAATCTCTAAGTGATAATTTACCAGTTTCTAAAGCGTTCACTAATGTGTCAGCTAAACCTGAAGAAAGACCATCTATCGCCTGAAGTGCAAGTTTACCTTCGTCTGAAGTTAAAAATAACTGTTCATTTAATTCTTTTGTCCCTTTATTAAATTCATCAAGTGTTATTTTACCTTCAAGAAAAGCAATATTTAAATCTTCTTGTTGTTTTTTTAGTTTTTCTTCTTCTGTTTTAAGGCTTTCTAAAAAACTTTTTGAACTCGTTGTTGCATCATTTATTTCTTTGAGAGAATCGCTTAGACTTGCATTCGCTGAAATCAAATTCTCAATCGTCATTATTTGCTCTGCACCTGTCGCATTACTTTTTAATACTGCCTTTTCTTGTAATATCTGAAGTTCAGTTGCCCCTGATATTTCTAAATTTAACAATTTATGCTCTTCTTTTAATTTTTTTACTGTATTCATATATGTTTGATTTGCAGTTACTGTTATTTTTGTCGTATCTTCTGTTTTAGCCGTCGCTTTATTTAATTTTTTCTGTGCTTCAGTCAGGTCTGCAATCTCTTGTTTTAATTTTGAGACTTCTTGTTTATCTTTTTCAATCATTTTCTCAAGAGCATTACTACCATATTTTTTCGCACTATCTGAAAGACCTTCTAAGTGTTTTTCATTTTTTTGTATATTGTCTTCAAGTTCTTTTAATTCTTCATTCAACTTTTCTATTCGTGTAGCAGTATCTATCTGTCCAATAATATTCATTTCTCTCAAAAAATCTCTAATGCTTATTACTGCACTCGTAGTAATTTGTACTAATCTTGTCATTGCTGGTAAAAATTCTTGACCAATCTCTGTTCCAAGTGTTTCTAACTGTGCTCTTAAAGCCCTACTTGAGTTCGCAAAACTACCAGAAGTTCTTTCTGCATCTCCTTGTGCATCTGCAGTACCAGCAATAATTAAATTTAACCTTGCTTGTACCTTTTCTTGTGCAGTAACTTGATTAATATTTTTAGTTATGCCCATCCTAAAGAGTTCTTGCTTTAACTCTGCCTCAGTAATAACAATACCAAATCTTCTTACTGCTTCATGGTTACCAACCAAAGCAGATTGAAATGATCTCATAGCGTCTGCGTCTTGCACATTATTAAAAGATGCTACGTCTACTGCTAATTTTGTAAGTTGCGTTGATAATTGAGATGCCTCGCCTCTAGCAAAACCAAGAGGGACAAACGTATCCTGTACACTTGATGCCATGCCTTCAAGCTCAAATCTTGACCTTCCTACTGCATCGCCAAACTCTTCTAGTTCTTTTCTAACGTTTCCTACAAATTGTCCAAATACAACTTCTGATTTAGCCTGCATTTCCTCAACTGCTGAAGCCATATTGACCATATTCATGCCAAATCTTGCGACAGCTATAGCAACAGCACCACCAAGAACACCTTTTACAGCTGTTCCTAGACTAATAAAACTTTTTTTCTGTTTATCTGTTGACTCTTGTACTGTTCTACGTGCTTGATTTAATTGCTTCCGCAAATCAGACATATCAGCTTTAATTTCTACTAGTAATGTATCTACAGTTGCCATTAGTCTGGGTATTGCTCCATTAAATCGTTAAGTTCATCTCGTGTAAGAGGTTGTGGCTTACCCCCTGAGTTGAATTCTGCAAAACCTTCACAAGCTTGATAAAATTCATAATAACTCATATCCCAAAATTCATTAGGAGAAAGCATCATTTTACCTAAACCAAGCTTAATAAACTCATTCCATGGAATAGTTAGGTCGTCTGCTCCTCCAGTTCTTCCTTTCCCTCATCTCCAGATGAAAGACCTAAAGTTAAAACCTTGCCACATTCTCTCATAGCATTCGCTATACCATAACTCCAAACTAGTTCTTTTACTTGTTTTTCCTCAAGTTTTTCAGAACTGCTCCTAAGGACTGGCTGAATAATCGCAATGATTTCAGTAGTTGATAATAAACCCTCTGAGAGTTGTTGGGTTAACTTAAAAATACTGCACCCCAACATAGTTTCAATTCGCATAATAGTATCAAGATTAATTTTTCCTTGATATTTTTTATCGCCAAACTGTAGCTCTACTTCACCCCTCTTTGGATTTGTCATCTTCCTTTTTCCCTTCTGGTTTAGGTTGATTGTTAGCGTCTGCTAACACTGTATAAAATTCATCTCTTGAGTTTGTTATTGAATTAATTACATAATTCTTTTTTTCAAAATCAAACGAATCACCAACTTTCAAACTTACTTCAATAGGCATTTGAAACGTATCTGACGAATTATTTTTTGATATAATTACGTCTGCCCCTTGATGTTTGATTACTCCCTCTGTCCAAGCCATATCTTACTCCTTATGCAGATGTGAACGTAATAGCACCACTTGACTCTAATGTAATAGAATATGTGACTTCGCCATTAAATTCTCCTGCATATTCAAGACTTGCAATCATGAATGTGCCTGCGTATGTACCTAAATCTGGAATAACGACATTATAAGATTCAAATGTTGATTGGTGTACTTTTGACCTCAAAGTTGTTTCTGAAGTCGCATCAGTAAAAACACCTGAAGCTGATATAGACATACTTAAAACCCCTCCAGAGGGCAGTAAAGTTCTTGAAGAACCACTATCTTTATTAGTTATGTCAACTGCTTCGTCATTTATTGTGATAGAAGTTGAACGCAGACCTCCTATTGTAGTCATCGTTCCACTAATATCCATTTTTAAAAGTAAAGCCCCACCTCTTTGTGCACTCATCTTTTTCTCCTTTTATTAGTTATCAAATACTACAGCACGAAATCGCATGACTCCATGTCGTGTTAAACCATCAGACTCTAATAAAGTTTGCTCAAACTCATGTCTGATATTTACTAAAGTCGCTCCACTTAAATTTATAGCACTATTATGTAGACTTGTATATATTTGACTCATAATATTCTTAATCTCTTTTCTTCCCCTATATTGAGACCAAACGTGCATAGTCAAAGTATGTTCATTTGCATCTTTATCTTTCGTGCCTTGATTAGTTGCAGTTTCCTCTCCAATTACAACATATGGGTATCCTGTTCCCTCAGGAACATCATCAAACACTTTACTTGTAATGCTTGTGCCGTCAACGTCAGTCAATGTTCCAGATGAAAGCTTTGTGAATATACCTTGTTGAAGTGCGAAACTATGTAATGCCATTATATACCTTTAATTCTAGCTATTAATCTTTTTATTTTAGGTCTTACTTGCTCCAACGAGGGCTGTAAAAAAGGTCTTGCCCCCATACTTGAAGTCCCAAACTCTAAAAAAGATGAATAGTTAGCCTTACTTTCAACTGTGCCTGAAAGACCTAAAGGAGCTATAATACCTGTAATATTTTGTATTAATGTACCTTGATCCGTGGCAGGAAACTCACCAGATGCAGAAGCCCTACTACCATCTCGTCTAATTTTTCCTGATTTAACACCTTGTGCAATATTTTGAACAGCAAAGTTTCTTACATCATTGACTGCAAATTTTACTAGTTTTTTTAATTCTTTATCATAACCTTTAAATGAAGCATCATATTTAGGTTTAATACTTTTAATTTTTACTGTTACATTAGCCATTAAGTTGCAACACCCTCAACACATTGAATATCTAGGTATTTTTTTTTATCATCTCTTGATAAAACTCTTTTTATGTTAAATATTCTTGTTGTACTATTAGTAGGTCTGTATTGGATTCTTAATCTGTGATTGACGTCAATCCTATGCCTTATAGTTATGATATGGGTTATTCTTTCCTCTAACTGATCTCCAAACTGAGTTTCTTGTCCTGTCTTTGGGGTGATTTTACCAAACGTAGAAAAGCTATCAGAAAAAGCTACTGCTTGACTTCCACCACCATCTGAAGTTCTAGTTTGTGTTTGAAAGTGTAATCTTCTGTTTAATGAACCTACTGACACTAATACCCACCATAACCACCAAAAGGGTTTCTTGAAAAGTTTAATACTTTAAATGGGTCTAAAAATGATCTTATATTTTGTGGCAACATAGGTGTTTTTCCCTCAGTATCACCTCTGTGTTCATAATTAAACGTTACGAATTGAAGCATAGCTAATCTCATAGCCTCTGGAACACTTGAACCTGCAGAGCCATAACCAGATACATATGTGACCTCAACAGCATTACCTACCCTTAGAGCTGTAGGGAATACCTCTCCAGTTCTTAGGATTATTCTTGCAGGCTCTCTCTGATTATCAACATAATATTTTGACGAAGCAAAAGTTGTAGCATTATCACTGTCATCAAATGTAATTATACTTGTTACAGAGGAAACTGGTGGTTTAGGTAATTCAAGGTGTCTTTGTCTTATACTAATATCTGCACCTGTCCTCATGCCCTCATGCAAAGGAAGGTCAACCTCGTTTAAATGATCAATAGAGTATTTCAATGTTCTATTTATTAATGATCTACCTGTATAGGTCTCAACATAATTAGTTGCACTTCTTATCAGAGAACGAATAAGGTCAACGTCTTGTTGCTCATCTAGTCTTAAATACTCTGATGCCTCACTATAAGTTATAGCATGTTGTTGTGCTTGTGAAACAGTAGTAAGTCCTGCCATTATTTTTTCTCTTTTTTATCCATAGATACTACATTACCTAATTGATTGTTAAGTTCTTCAACCTTTTTTTCTAATTCAGTCTTTTCTTCTCTTAGTATAAGCATTTCTGCTTTTGCATTACAAGCTTCATTCATGGCTCTGTCTCTTTGCTCTTGCAAAGCTGATGTTAATGCCTTGTGTATTACTATGTCTATAGTTTCCATTTTATTTTCCTTCTAAGGTTGTTATCTTACTAAATATTCATGTACTGTATCAGATATTTCTCTCATCTTAATCCATCTATCGCCTATAGTTTGACCAACAGCGACTCTAAGTTTTCCAACTAGTCCTATGGCACTAAACTCTTTTCTATCTTCTCTAGGAATATAGGTTTTACTTGCATCAAATGATGAATTAAGTTTTCTTCTTTTGAGATTATCACCATTTTGATCTTTAGATGTAACTATTGCATCATCAGGAACAGTAACGTCACTTGGTATCATATCTGTTTGATATGACTTTAATTCTTTAGCACCATCATCAGTTTCTATTGTCCATTCTGTTTGTGTGTATTCCTCAAAAACATATCTGCCATAGCTGTCTGTTTCATATTTATCTTTCCATTTGTCGCTTTGTGCATCTCCAAGAACTACTGGTCTTGCAGAAACAACACCTATAATAGTTGCTTGTGCATCATCACTTGTAGATAGCCTTATTTGATTTCCATCAAGAACGACTGTCTTGCCTACTCTATCTTCTGAACTTGTGTTGCCATCTTTCCATTCAAACATTTCAGCATAGTCAGCACCACCTGAGTTAAAAGAACCATCAGCAAAGACTTCGCCATCTCCTCTTACGCTGTAGTCTGTATCTCCAGTATTGCTTGATAAGCCTTGAATATAACGAAAACTACTACTATTTGCTCTCTGAGTAATTATTGAAATAACATTAGCTGAAAAACTTGCGTGTGACGCACCAATAACAACTCCTGATTGGTTACTACTAGAAGAACGAATCTCATGAAAAGCCCCAGTACTACCCTGATAACTTCCTGAATCTGATATCTTGAAAAATCCACTATGAGAAGTACTAGGTCCTAAAATTCTTGCTCTTTCATAACTATCTCCAGTACTGAAATATAAAACCTCATCTTTTACACCTACAGTTGGCATCAAAGATGTGTTTGGTGCTTTAAATGCTATGTGTGCTGAAGTATTATCATTGCTTTCAAATCTAGCTACTCTTTGACCACTAGATAATTTTACATGAAATCTATCATCAGGAGATGGAGTCCCAATGCCCACGCGATCTGAGCTACCTTGAACAAAAAGTGTACTAGTGTCATTATCTGTTTCAACATTAAAGTCTAAATCTACACCATTTTGATTAATAATAACTTCATTAGCTGTAAGAGTTATTCCCCTTTTATTTCCTGCAAAAAGGTCAATTTGATTTGTAGTATACTGTAAATATGTATCAGTATCACCTGCATGAGTTAAATATTCAGCAAAATATATATTACCATTAAAATAAGCAGAACCTGCATCTGACATATCAAGAGTAAGTGCAGTTATGGCTGAACCACCATCATCTCCTTTGAAAACAATATCTGCATCTTGTACTTGATTGAAAAGCTGTGTTTCTGTAGCACTTGTAAGAATATGAAATCTTGCTGAACCACCATCATTAATTTTTACATCTCCACCATCAGCATCAAGGATTATATCCCCTGCTACGTCAAGTGTAAAATCTCCACTTGAAACATCTATTTCCTGACCTAATACAGCAGTATTTCCAACTGAAAAACCAGTTGATGTGATTACAGAGCCAGTTACTGTTGTATTTCCAGTAACCCCCAAAGTACCTGCCATTGTAGTATTGCCAGTAACGGCTAACGTACTAGCCATAGTTACTGCATCTGTAAAATCATGTAAGGCATTGAATGTGTTTTGTTGTGCAAACATTCTATAAACTACATAGATATTACCAGTTGCACTATCAGGTGCTTCTGTAAATGTTAAAGTAGTATTATTGGCAGAGTATGCAACTGTTGGTTGTTGCTGAATATTATTTACAAATACTTCTATTTCCTCTGCTCTGTTAACTCTTTTTTCTAAAGTAAAAGCAGTTGTACTACCATCGCCATTGAATACTTGGCTAGTTGCCTGATGAAATGTTTCAGATGGTGTATTTCCTAAATATGCCATTAACTATCCTTTAAGTGCTTTTACTTCTGCTTCAAGTGTATCTATTCTTGCTAATGCTTCTTGAAATGCCTTTGTGAGTAAAGGCACAATTTTAGATTGATCTATTCCTTGTGGGTCAATCACTGACGCTTCTTTTACATCACCAATCTTTTTACCATCAGGTATTTCATCACCATCAACATAAAGGACTTCTTCTGTCATAGCATCTTTATCACCAATTATAGCTTCTGGTACAATGCTTGACACCTCATGTGCTAAGAAGCCATCAACAGTATTATCTGCAACTCCTATAAAGTTAAATCTACATGGCTTTAATTGCTTTAATCTTGTAGTAGCATCAAAGTCGTATGTAATTGATTCTTTTAATCTGTAGTCTGAAGATGTAGCATAACTTGTTCCAAAACTACTTGTTTTAATAGAACCTCTTATAGTTCCACCTGAATCACGAAATTCAATCATTGTTGCTTCTTGACTGCCACTAGCATAGGTGTGTGTTAGTATTAATAACTTTTCATTAGCATTTTGTGTATGTGTAAATCTTACAAGTGGATTAGTACTACCTGAAACAGTTATCTTCCCATCAGCAGTAGATGTACCTACACAAAGATCGCTATGTACTATTACATTGCCACCGTCAGTAATACGCATACGTTCATTTTCAGTTGTATTAAAAACTAAATCAGTAGGCACTGTTGAACTTGATGTTCCATTTTGCACAGCAATTATCTGAGCACCAATATCTGAAACAGAAGAAGTGTTTACACCTCTAAATATTATACTTCCTAATAATTCTCCATCTGCTGTTGATGCAAAGTTACCACTATTAGTTGATGATTTTTGCATTATTATTTTAGGGTGATGTGAGTCTGTTGTTGACCTACACAAAAAAGATAGCACTGCATCTGAAGCAGATGTCGCAAGGTTTAGATTACCACCATTTATTTGTGAGGTTTCCCCAATAATGACATTGCCTGACGAATCAATACGCATACGTTCAGAATTAGCATTAGTTCCACCAGTATGAAACATTAATGCACCATTACCCCTACCATCAAAAAACATAGATGCAGTTTTATGACCACTATCTAAAACAGTAGTGCTTCCTCCACTATTAAGAGAAACATTTTGACCAATTTGTGTATACGTTCCATTGCTATCTTCATATTGAGCAATAGTAAAATCATTTGAATCAACAGCACTTTCTATAGCAAAACGAGCAACACCACTATCTCCTGATGCTTGTGCAGGTAACGATAACTTAGCAGTTGGAGTAGTACCAATACCTAAATTTCCTGAAGCATCAATACGCATACGTTCAGAATTATGAACATCAAATTTCATTATACCACTATTGTGGTCGTATTTAATATTACCACCAAAATCGTTAGTACTATTAGCAAATCTTAAATCAGTTGTATTAGTGCCTTGTTTAGTGATTGTAATATCTTCATCACTATCTATAGTTATAGCTATAGCATTAGCATTATCGTCAATCCCTTGAGAAGTAAAAGCACCATTAACTGTAAGATTGCCACCTGCTATAACATTACCTGCAAAAGTACCTCCTGCACTCTTAGGAACGACGTCAGCTAGGGTTATAGTCCTCTTGGCTACTATTACCACCTCATCACTAGTTGTTGCTCCTGATGCTAATGTAATCGTGCTTTCATTCGTTTCTGTAAAATCAGTAGTATCTAAGTGTACACCATTTAAATATACATCTACACTACCAATCGTATAAGAAAGTGTAATTCCATTCGCATCTGAACCAGTAAAAGCAGTTTGCCCATTAGTAGCAACATATTTAAAAGTTATCTGTGTAGCATAAGTTGTTGGTGTATCTAGTGATCTACCTAAGTATCTAACAACTATTACATCACCATTAGTAGGGGCAGAATCAAATGTAAGAGTAGCACCTGATGCAGTATAAGCTTTTCCATTACCTTCTTCTTGAATAACATTACCTATAGTTACTAATAATTGTGAACCATCAGTAACAGATTGTAATAAAGTAAAAGATGTTGTAGAGCCATCTCCTGCCAACTTTTGTTGGAAGAATGAGCCTTTATTTGGATTATTGCCTAAATAACTCATGCAGTCTCCAATACTGTTATTCTTGCTTCTAATTCTTGTATGGTCTTAACGAGTAAAGGCACAAGTTTGCTTTGGTCAATGCCTTGTGGGTCAATATTACCATCTGCATCTACTGCATCTTTCTCGCCATTGACTGCTTCAGGCACTATACTTGATACTTCGTGGGCAATGAAACCATCTACTGTTTTATTATCTTCATCTGCAATCCAATTAAATCTTGCAGGTTTAAGCTGTTTAAGTCTAGTTGTGGCATCAAAATCATAGGTTACATTTTCTTTTAATCTGTAGTCACTAGATGTTGCATAATTTGTTGTAGAACCATCACTTGTAATACGACCAACAAGTGTACCAGTACTACCACTAGTTTTAAATGCTATTAATAGTCTTGTACCACTTGTGGCAAAGTTATGTACTGCCATAACTTCATTACCAGCAGTTCCACCTTTAAATCTTGCTACAAAACCACTACCAGAGTGTTGAAAGACCTCTAAAGCACATGGAACACCAGTATGCATAGTATCAGTAGTGTTTATTAAAAGACCTTCATCAACTATACGCATACGTTCTGAACCACTATTATCAAATCTCATAAATGCAGGAACAGTAGAACCTGTTGAATTAGCAGATTGTATTACAGAAATTTGCCCAGCACTTCTTGTGCCATTATTAGAATCTTGACCAGTAAATCTTATTTGACCTATTGATTCTCCATTTGCTGTTTCTGCAAATGTTCCTACTGTATTACTACTTGATTTTCCAAGTCTTAAATCTGGTATTGTGCCATTTGATGTATGAAATGATAAAAGACTTAATTGTGTGTTTGTTCCACTTCCTTGTAATATAAGACCAGTATCAGCAACATGCTCAAGAGTTATTGTTTCACTTGAGCCACCAAAGGTTATTTTTGCTCCATCAGAATTTAAATCAATGTCATCAGTAACTTCAAGGTCACCAGTTACTTTTGCTCCACCTGAAGTCGTTACAAATTTTTCTACATTGTCATGATATAATTGTACCCCATCATCTACGTTACAAGTGATCATATTTTCGCCAGTATATTTCTGTATTCTAACTTGGTCATTTCCTCTAAGCCGTAAATCTCCAGTTCCAGTATCATCTACATATGAATTACTACCATCATGATAAATTTCTAAATCACCACTTGCACCAAGTTTTATCTTATCATCATCTCCAAGATTAAGATGTGTAGCTAAAGTAGTTTCTCCAGTTACACCTAAAGTACCACCTATAGCGATATTAGTATCTAATTTAGCTGAGGTTACTGCGTCATCTGCTAGTTTAGCAGTAGTAATACCACCATTGGCTACATCAGCAGTAGCTATGGTTGTGTCAGTATTTAATAAATTAGCTAAATTACGAGCATTACTCATTTACTTGGCTTTCTCATCTTAGTTGTTATAATCAATGTTATTGCCATTTTTATCTCCTTTTTTATGAAGCTCTATATAATGCTGATACATTAATTTGATTATTACTTGACACAGTGCCAGAGGTACTCAAATACAATTGAGTAGTACCTGAAGCAAGACTTGTCCAACCATGTCCTCTTGTGGCTATTGAACCCATTATATAAGTCCCAGTATTAGAATCATCTGAGGCAGAAAATGGTAACCCTTGTATTCTAGCATAAGATGCTATGGCAAAACCAGAACCTTGCACAAGTATCTGTATATATACTAATCTACCTATTTTTGTATAATTACCTGATAAAGAACTTACAGTGCCACTTGACGGAGCATTAGTAAATGCAGGAGTGAAAGTGCCTTCTTCATAATCGTCAAGCTGATTTGCTGAACCAGTACCACCTAAGAATACACCACTTGATAGGTAGAGGTCTTTAAATCTGACATTAGTTGTTCCTAAATCTATTTGACCATCCCTGTTAGCACCTGCATTAGATGGTAAAATTTGATTTGACCCATCACCTGCAAAATTTAATCCTACATTTCCACTGTTGATAAATAGTCTAGCACCTGCATTCCCAATATAACCTATTTCTGTAGAATCTTTGTAAAATGCTTGTATCTTACCATCATTTGTTTTCCTAACAGCAACTATTGGATTGTTTTGGTCAGCAGTTGCATGTAGACTTCCATTTGTCTTAGCTTCTACTCCCACAGTTTGAAAATTAGTTGAAGTCTTACCAACCATAACATTCTCAGAACTATCAATGGTAATCGCCAACCCATCAGCATTGTCATCAATTCCTGTTGACCTAAAGCTTGTAAGCGTTCCTACAGAAGTAATATCAGTTTGTGCAGGGTCTACTTTAGCAGTTGTAACTGCATTGTCAGCAATCTTTGCAGTTGTTATAGAACCATCTGCTACATCTGCTACTGCTATAGCACCATCTGCTATTTGATTTGTACCAATGGTAGATAATGGCATTTATACCTCTTGGCTTTCTACAAATGTTTTATAATTAGCTTTTACTGTATCTGTCCAAACTGCGTTAGCAACTGCCTGAACCTCTGATGATTCACCTGAAATATCAGTATCAGTATGAGTCCACTTGTCATCTGTATCTTTTGATGATGAGAATGGTACTAAAACGTGCCTATGCCTTGACCTACTAATTTCAGTACCATCTTCTTTGATTACTGTATCAGTAGCTACTTGGACATTCCAAGATTGTACCACTTCTATTTTTTCTATTACTGCTTCTTTTGTTATTGCCATTGTTTGCTCCTAATTATGCCGTTGTAAAAAAAGAAAAAGTACCAATCGCAGTTTCTGATGCAGTAAGAGTTCTTGAAGCTGCACCATGATAAAGATTGATAGCAGATGAACTAACTGGAATTACTGTCCATACTTCTGTGCTATTTCTATTTTGATAAGTTGCAAGTCCACCACCTCGTTGACCAGCACCAACTAACATAGCAAAAGGCACTCCAGTTATATTTACATCAGTATTTGTTCCATTAGCTTGAAGATCAAAAGTACAAGTAACAAAATTTCCTACTTTTGTATAAGACCCTTGAGTTGCACTACTATTCTTATTAGTAAAATTTGGTGTCCAAGTTCCTTCTTCATAATCGTCTAGCTTATTAGCTGAACCAGTACCACCTATAAATGCACCACCTGATAGGTAGAGGTCTTTCCATCTTACTGATGATATTCCTAAGTCTTGGTCAGCATCAGAATTACTTCCATCTGATTGACAAGGCATCAAAGAAGAGTTTTTTAATACTATTCCTTGTTGGGTTGCTCCTCTTGTAAAAAAGAATCCATCATCATCATGGACACCTATATGACCTATAGTAGTACCATCTTTACGAACATCAAGAATAGTTCCATTATCAGATTTCCTATTTAATAATAAAGGAAAATTACCATCTCTTGCAAAAGAGGCAAATCCTTCTGGTTGTATTCTTACTCCTACTGTTGTGTTATCAGCACTTGTTTTACCAATTAAAACATTTTCAGCACTTGTGATAGTAATAGCTGTAGCATCAGCATTGTCATCAATACCAGTAGATGAAAATCCAGTTAAAGGATAAGTTAATTTTGCACTCGTTACTGCATTATCAGCAATCTCAGCAGTTACTACTGAAGCATCTGTTAGTGATTGTGCATTTATCCTACTTAAAGGCATTATGTTATCTCCAATATACTAAAAGAAACATCTGCACTTCCTGATGCTGATACTCTTAATACATCAGTTGCTTGTAATACTTGTTTATTATCTGCAAAAGGTTTTATTGATGAACCTGCAGGAATAGGTGTGTTATGAGCAATAGAAACATTAGCATTTGTTTCAGTATCGCTTGTATCTGATTGTAATATAACTGAGCAAGTTATCCCTGACGTGGTTTTATTTGCTATCGTCCCACCAATCATAATTGTTGATGTACTACTAGGGCAAGTATAAACAGTTGCTTCTGTCGTAACCCCTGCTTTGGTCTTGGTCTTAAAAGTTTCTGCCATTTGCTACCCCAATGCGATTGCTAAAGCTATTACTGTTCCTGTCGTTGCTGGTGGATTGTTTGTATCGTTGTTAATTGTAACTATTGAATTATCGCTTTTTTTTAAAAATAATTTACCATCAGCAACATTGACTGCTATTTCTCCGTGGGCTAAATCACTTGCTGAAGGTGCTGAACCTGCATTAGATGATCTTTTTATTTTAAGAGTATTAGCCATTAGAATGTTCCACCATCAATAACAAATTTATCTAATGTAGATGTACCACTTGCATATCCTGATAGTGTAACACCTGATGCCATAATCTCAATAGTTGAATCAGCTAATTGCAATCTTTCAGCAGTACAGTTGTCATCAATTCCAAGCGAAGTAAAAGCACCTGCTACTGTAAATGTTCCTGATACATCTGCGTTACCATTTATATCTACTGTAGTAGCATTTATCTCTATTTCACTATCAGATACTAAATCAAGAACACCATCTGCTGATTGATGAATATATGTAGCACTATCACCAAACTGTAATTGATTTGTAGAGTTAAGTATTAATCCAGTATTATGAACATGAGTAAGTGTTACTTCAGTATCAGCTCCAAAACCAAGAACAGAAGCGTCTGATTTTAATGTTAAATCATCTCCTACTGTTGCGTCTGCTGATATTTCTACTAGAGGTGTAGTTATTTCAACTTCTGCGTCAGCGTCTATATCTAACTGACCATCAGCACTTGATAATATTTTTAAAGCACTATCTCTGAATTGAAGTTGTCTATTAGTGCCTAATAACAATCCAGTATTGTGTACATGGGTTAATAATACGTCTTGGTCATTACCAAACTTGATTATTGCCCCATCTGCAAAGAAAGCATCGCTGAAACCAAGACTTGAAGTACCTAGCACCGCACCATCGTTAGCATCTGGAACGAAAGCAGTTGTTGCTGTTATCGTCGTACCTTGAACTGTAGATGAACCAGTAATAGAGCCTGTAACACCAAGATTGCCAGTTACTGTGGCATTATCATTAATAGTGGTTTCTGAAGTTGAATGTCCAATAGATATTGGCACTCCTGATGTTGCAGTACCTATAGTAATTCCATTGGAGGTGTTGGAATTATCTATATTCAATGATGTGGTTGCGTCTAATGATATGCTTCCTGCGTCAATAGTAGTGTTACCATTTAAATCAGTTGTGCCTGTTACAGTAGCATTCCCTGTAAGAGTAAGGTTAGAAGCTTTTAAAGGTGCTGATGCAGAGCCTATAAGGGCTTCAAATCCGTCATCACTCTCGTTAAATTGAAATATAGCATTATCTGCTGTTCCTCTTTCAACTTCTATTCCTGCATTCTGTGATGGTGTACCAGTTTCATCTGAATTTAAAACTATGATATTATCGCCAACGCTTACTGTATTTGAAGAAACTGTTGTTGTAGAACCATTTACAGTTAAGTTTCCTGTTACAATTAAGTTACCAGAAAAGGTATCATTTGTATCTGATCTTAGAAAAGCCCCTTGACCTGCTATGGGTTGAACAGAACCACCTGCTAATCCTATGAATAGTTTGTCTGAAGCTTCAGAATACCCTAACTCTCCTGCTGATAAACTGCTAGGAGTGTTGGTGCCAGTTGACCTTTTTATTTGAATGGTATTTGACATTTTTTACCTCACCACTGTTGCTTTATTTGATTTAATTTCATATTGGATTTTATTTTTCACTAAGGTTTCCAAGACCTCATCTTCTGTTAAAATTGTACCAACTCTGGGTAAAGTCGTATTGACTAAATAAAAAACCTCATATACATATTCTTGATTCTTTTTTTTATCCTTAAACTCATATTGTTTAACTAACTGATTTAATATCACTTTTCTATCCATATTTCCATCAATTAGTAAATTTTCTTCGTTTTGTTTTAAATGTGTAACTCCCATTAGAAATTCCCACAATCAATCGTAAGGTTTCTAGGTTGCAATGTAGCTTCCCATTTATCAAGACTTCCTGAATATAATAAAATTGAACCATCGTTGCTAACACTACCACTTGCTATATTTTTACCAAGAATAGCATTTGGTCCCTCTGGTCCTTGAACACCAACTGTAGTAGCTGTTAAGCTATTAGGTGTTATTTGTATGACGCTTATATCTGTACTCATTAATCCGTAACCTCTGGGCTAATTTCGTATGTTCCCTCTAAAATTCTATAAACCTGACCTGAGTTTGAAACAACCTCAATATCATATACACCCTCGCCCTCACTTAATCCACCAGTAACACTTGCAGGAACATTAAAATCTATGCGACCAGTTGTGCTACTAAAAGTAAGTCTGCTATTAGCATTATTTGCCTCAAGAACTGATGATGTGTCGTTTACAGTATTTTTAAACTTTGATCTTACAGTTGGATACCCACTAAAATTTACTGCTGAAGATGTACTATCTTTTACGTCTATAGTTAAAAGCAAGTCTGCACCTTTTTCAATTTTAACATGATAACGTCCTGCTGTCATTTTGGTGCTACACCACCCTCCCAAGCTTCATTGTAATCTTGGGTATTAGGGTCATCAGCAACTAATTGACCTTTTTTATTTCTAGCTCTTTTACCAGTCAGCGTAGTTTTAGTTACGTTTGTATCTTTAGTTTCCATAACTGAAACAACTTTAACTTCTTCCGCAAGACCTGCGTTTATAAAAGATTGCCCAAGTGATTTACCAAAAGCATTATCTGGCAGTTCTTCACCTGCTTTATAAAGTCTGACATGTGCACCTGAAGCGTCTGTTGCTCCTTTTGCGTCATGTAACATTTTTATAGTCATTAAAACCTCATTTAAAAAAAGGGGGTGTTAACCCCCTTATCATTAAGATGCGTGAGCAGTAAATGCGTTATCAGCAGAATGTCTAGCATTTCCTTTGACAACCATTACTCCTATAGGTGTACCATTAGAGTGTGAGCCTGTTTTTGCAAGCACTGCTCTAACATATCTTTTTCCACCTACATATCCAACTCTGAATATCTCACCTGCGGTATCAGGATTACCTCCTGCAGTACCATCAAGCTTCAACCAAATACCACCAGATGAAATAGTTCCATCAGTAATATCTGCTTGAGCCACATCTGAAAACGAACTGTTGTCATCAGAATGCTCAAGTGATAATTCAAAGTGTACAGATGAAGAAAGTGTATCCCCTTCTGCTCCAACGTCTGCGATTATTGTGGCACTTTCGTAACCTTGAAGGTCAACCCCTGTACCATTTTCTGCTGACGTTTTGACTGCGTTCTTTATAGAAACTGCAGTTGCGATAGTGTTACTCATATCTTTCATAGCAATCTCCTCTTAAGCTGATACTGTTTGAGTTACGATAGCTTCAGCTAAGATTACCTGACCACCAGTCCTTCTTCTAGCAATATATCTTACATTACCTGAAGTGGCTTGGGTGAAAGGGTCTCTTAATATACTTAAAGCTACTCTATCAACAACCATGTAACCTCTTGAAAAGTCTCCAAAGGCAACTGGTTTTGCTGATCCTGCAACGTCTGGCATATCTGGCATTTCAATGTAAGGATAGCCCAAGATAGTGTTTGGAACACCACTTGTAAGCATCATTCCTGCTTGAAACACATATTGACCTGCAGAGTCCTTAAGTTTTCTAATAGCACCTAAAGTAGTTCTATTGAAAATAAAAGTTCCGTTTCTGCCATACTCAGTTTTTAAGCTATGAATTAATGTTAATAATCCGTCAGCAGTTAATGCTGTGCCTGAACCTGAGTTTGTTGTGCCAATATCACCATTAGTTAAGATACCCTCTGGCTGACCAACGCTTGTACCTGAAATAAAAGCTGTTCCCTCTGCTTTAGCAAACTGAGTTGAAAATTCTTCATTCATCTCTGCTTCTAAATTGAAAACACTATCCTCAAGTAATTGCTCATTTATATCAACTTGTGCATAATATTCATGAGTTGGAATTTCTTCCATTTGAGTTGTGTAACCAGTAGTTTCTGACCTTGTGCCAGTCGCTGATACCCATTGAGCTGAGAATGTAGCTGTTCTGCTAGGCATTTGAATTGACTTCAAAGTAGTTTGCCTTACTCTAGCTATTGTTCTCAAAGGAGATATTTCAGTAACTGTCTTTATAAGCTCGTTGACATACTCAACAGGGGCTAAAAAACCACCTTGAGTATTATCAGCTACTGATAAAGCTTTTACTTCCATATCGTCCATCTGCTCTTTTCCTTTTCTCAAAAAAGAATTGAATGCAGACTTTTGCTCTGATACTTGGTCTGATGAACCATCAACAGATGGGCGACTTGAGATTTTTTCTAATCTTTCAATCTTCTCTCCAAATGTTTCTTGGCTTTTCTTTTGTTGAACGAGTTGTTGGTTAATATCTTCTAACCTATCAAGCTCAGTTTCAATCTTAGATAGTTTTTCCTCTGTTACAGGGTCAACACTACCTTTTTTTTCTAGTTCTGCTAGTTTAGCATCGTTTGTAGCTTTAAATTCTTCAAAAGCTTTTCCCAATCCCTCTACTGCAGACTTCACTTCCGTGCTTTCCATAGTTACCTCTTTAAAAGTTGAGTTAAGTTTGTTATTGCAGTTACAACTGCCTCGCTATCATCAACATCTCGTTGACTCAAGACATTTACAACTGCTTTTGCAGTCATCTTCGCTTCTGAACGAGATAAACCACAAACCTCTCGCATGTGTGTTTCCCATTCTCTTATAGAACTATCACTTTTCACCCCTTGAATCATAGCTTTGGGGTTCATAGGAAAAGTAACAGCACTAATCTCCATTAAATCTACTTCTTTTAATCTTCTTTTGCCTTTTTTGTCATCATAAGAGTATCCCTTTTGATCAACTCTATAACCTACTGATAATCCGTCAATGGCACCCATCTTCATTAACTCAAATACTTCTTTACCTTTTTGAGTCTGCATAGCTAACCTGCCTTTTACAAACAAGCCATTTTCATCTTCTTTAATCATGTCAAAAACACCTATGGGTTGCTTGGTGTCATGCTGATAAAGCATTTTAACTTTTCTATATCCTTTTCTTCTAAGCGATTTAGTAAATGCACCACGTTCAACTACATCGTTGCCTAAATCTACATTACCAAATATTGAAGCATATCCAGTAAACTCGCCTTTTTCAGTATCGTCATCTTCATATGCTTTTAATTCAGCTTCACAATTTAGCGTGCCTTCATTTTCATTTATATCAGATTGTGCCTCAAGTTCATCATTGATTTCCTTTAGGTCTTGTCCTGTTAATCTTCTATAATCTGCATGACTTGCACAAGGCATATAAACAGTAGTGCCGTCTGCATCATGCGTATGCGTTCCTGTACAACCTATTTCATCAGCCCTTGCTTGGGCTTCAGAGTCACTTGTGAATACATCTTTTCTTATTTCTGATTTTAGGCTCACGCTATGCTCCTTCTTGTTTCTAAACTGTGTTAAGCAAATAGCGACCCTCTGGTCTGTATCATATTCTGAAACCATAGTGGTGTCAGACATACATCTGGACATATAGTCCTTTTCTTTTTCACCCCTGTTTACTTTGGGTATGGGCATATCTTATCCTATAAATAAGTATAATTCAACTATTTACATCATTTTTACACGTGTATGTATACTTAGAACATAAAAAAAATTAAAAAAAAAGACTTTTTTTATAATAAAACGCTTTTTTAGGGTTTACTTCCTTGCTTCAATGATATATGCTGAAAGTGTAAATATATTTTTTAAGGAGTAAATAAATGAAAAAATACATAATTAAACAACCTAATCATTATCAAATCAACGATGAGAAAGCTTTTAAAATTGGTAGAGCAGATATTAATACTTGCTTCAGAGCTAATATTGATGGCGACTACAAAGTTACAGGTTTCATCACTGCTGAAGATTTAAATGAAGTTTTTAGAATAGGTAATACTGAGCCTGATCAAATTGAAAAGGTTGGTAAGTTTTATTCTATTTCTTGTGGTGATATTATAGTTGACCCTGATAATCAACGTTGTCATTTAGTATCGCCTATGGGTTTTACTGGTCTAGGTTATGACCCACATTTTGGAAAGGAGGCTTAAAATGATAAATTTTGTAACTGGTGTTGAATATCAAGGTTCAAATATTGATAAATTAAATGGTTTGGGTACAGAGTTCTGTACCTTTATCCAAGCCATAAATCATTTTAAATTGACAGGAAAAGAATTAAAAGGTGCGAAGTCTTGTGCAAAGCTTTTCAAAATGGTTGATAAAAATGAAATTAAGAATGGTAAAGTTATCAAAAAGAAAGTGCCTAATTCTTTTAACGTTTTTGAAAAAAATCATCTTTTGTCAGTTTTAAAAGCAAATGGTGTTTCAATATAATTTAGGGGGGGCATAGCCCCCTTTTTCATATGGAGGTAAATATGAATATAAATGAGCTAGACTCAGAAACTTTGAAAAAGCTAGGTTTAAAAAAGCCAAGAGTCAAAACATTCACTGTTGAGCAAGAAAGAACTTATGCGATAAAAGTTCTTAATGTAATTGCTGATCTTAAATGGAAAGAAAGGTCAAGGGTAATTAAAAGAGCCTTGAAGATGAATGGTTATGATGGATAGTTCAGTATCACATCAAGCTACTAAACTTCTTAAGGACAATGTAGCATTAGCGAGGCATTATAATATTCTTCCATGGTATTTAAAAGAGTTCAAAAGGATTGAAAACTCTGATTGTACCCCTAGAACGAATCCCTTTCAATTACTTAAGATATGTAATAATGCCAGAAGATCACTTTTAATTGAAATAAATGAAAGGTTTCCAAAATGATACCATCTTACATAAAAGGCTATCTCAAATTATTAGGATATATTTTATCCTCAATAATCACTATGTATATTCTTTATTATTCTATATGGGGATTATGCTTGCTCAATGATCAATGCTACTATCAAAATTTTAGTGGCTAATTATATGACCCACCATCGTGTGGGTCTATAACCTTACTTTTCTTTTACGTTCTTTCTTAATTTTTTTACCAGTAATAATTGAATCAATAATATCATCAATAGGTGGGAATCCCCAGTTAGAGGCATTAACTGCTGGTTCTTCTTTAAATATATCTATATAAAGCTTGGTATAATCATCAAGTGTTTCACATTTATCAAATCTTTCTTTTCGTTTAGAGATTAGCAAGTTCTTTTAACCTTTCTTCAAAGACTCTAGCTGTGTTAGGAAAGTTCTTTGATATATATTCCCAACCTTGTTTTTCATTGTAGACTTCAAACATATTAGCAAACACTTCATTTAAATCCATGTTTCTTTCTTTTCTATAGTAAGATTTACCATGCCCCCAAGAACCAAGAGCATACATCTCTCCTTTAGTCATTGCATCATAAATATCAGATATTCCTTCAGCCCCTTTTATCTTAGCTTTTAATTTTTTTCTGAGCCTTTGACTTCCTTTGAAATATCCTCTTTTTATTTGTTCTTTATATTCAACCTCATCAAATATTTTTTCTTTTATTTCTATAAGCTTATTCTTAACATTATCATCACCTTGAATAAATCGTCTTGTATTGGGGTCAATGTCAAACTTATTTAATTTCTTATCTTGTTCAAAAGCACTACGAAACTTATTACTAGTTGATGACCAGTATTCTTTTCCACTCGTTGAAGAAACAAAATCAATATGATGACCATATTCATGGTGTAATACCTTATTACCCACTTCGTCTATTCTTGCAAATATTGTACTGTTTACACTTGTTTGACCTATTAAGGTTGAATGAAACCCCTCTTTACCTTTTATTGCTATAGCGTTTGGTTTCCTAAGTTTACTTACAACTATGGCTTGTAATGGTGTTAGACCTGCTTTGAAGTAATCATTATATTCATTTGATAAGTCCTTGCCTCTGAATTTTACTTTGACTACGTCTGTAATATCAACCTCACTAACTTTTGCAGGGGGAACTATTACAGGTTTGGGCTGACTATAATTTGGCTCAACTATACTATCTTCAGGAACAACGTAAGCAAGAACACATCTACAATTTATATTGTTGATTGCCCCACCCCTTGGGTCAGCAGGGTGTGACATACGATACTCTGCTAAACCAACATTAAAAATAAAATCTTCACTCATATTCACAGTCTTTCCGTTCAACTGTCTATGATGTGATCTTGTTCTATCATCGTTCGTTGATATCCAACGTTTTTGCATCTCAGGAACTTCTTGATCAATTGAAACTTGATGGTTTGCGTATACACTAGCTTGATGCGTTTCAGTTCTTGCAATCATATTAGCTCTTTGTCGTGATATAGGACTGTTGCTAAATAATTGTACATCTCTAGCTATTTTTCTAGCATTATCACCTTCCTCTGCCCCTTTTTTAATAATCTTCATAATTTGATTTCTTGATGTATTACTAATTGAAGTAATT